GACACTTGTTAAAATTCCTGGAAAGGGCGTGGGTATTTGTGGGGACTGTGTAGGTGGTATTTCAAGCGGGGGTAGGTAGGTCGTATGGGGTTTAGATAAGCACTCTAATACATTTTGAGGCTTTCCCAATGCCTTTCGACCCCCTTTATATTTTTTGGAGTGATTTCAAAAGTCGCTATAATTTTTCTTGGAATACAGCTTTTTCAGGATAGTCAGTAGGATTACTGTACAATACCCTGTTAAGTATGCTTTTGAATACCATACTCATTAGGGATAGTTTTATTTAAGCTATCGGGAAGGATTCTTGGAAGGGACACTGTAAAGTATCTTACACGACACCACAACATAGATTACACGATACTCAGGATAGTGTTAGTGTATTATAAAGGTGTTGTTAAAGATATGTGCGATAGCACAGGTGATTAACAGGATTTTATAAGGCTTAGAAGGACTTTAAAAGAGAGGACGGGATTACATCAATCCAACCGTCCTTTTCTTCTAAGGAACCTTTAGACCTATAGATTATTGGTAAGTGGTGTGCTGGCGCACAGAATGTTTACCAGCACTTCTATAAAAGCCTGTTCAGTATTCTACTAATATGTTTACTAGTGGAAATTGGCTTTTTGAGGGTATCAAAATGATACCTTTAGAAATCTCTAACATTCCTTGCCACGCTCTTTGTAGTCTTTCCACCACCTTTTAACAGTAGCTATAGACACATCTAATTTTTCAGAGATGGTCTTTTGTGTCATTTTTTCTTGGTACATTTCATACCCTATATCTCTTTTAGAGAGCGCTTCTGTCTCTACACCAGTATGCCTTTTCAGAAGATTAATCTCTTTACTGTGCGTATCAACCTCATATTCTAAACCCTCTACACGATCTTCTAATCCTTCTAATTTATCACTGACTTTCTTATACCGTGACAATCGTGTGATCTGTTGATTGACTGTGTTAGATGATTTCAAAGCCGATTTATCCATAGTACCATTTCTGAGCATTGTCTTCTGTGCAGGATGATCTTCGTGTGCTTTAACAGTCTCTTTAGAATGGTAATAAGGATTGTGTTTAATACCATCTAACCATTCAAGTGACTTGTCATGTACTGTAACAGAGTATTCTAAGGCTTCTCTGGGTGTTCCTCCATTGTCAAGTATGTATTTGTAAGCTGCTAGACCTATATTGTACGGGACAGTCTCTCTTGTGGTGCCTTGGTAATTTTTCTTAAAAGTTTTGTCAGTTATTGCTTTCACAGCTTCCCTTTTCTTGAAGTCTTGGTTGTCTGCATTACTGAAGAACTTTGTAAGCATTTCCTCGACATCTTTAAAATCAGGATCACTCTTGCTCATAAAACTCTTGCACCTCTTTTTGGACGATAATGTTATTTGGAGAGACGTAATTCACAAACGATAAATTTCTAAGGTCTTTTACACGGCTTAATGCAACGTATAACTGACCGTGTTCAAAACAGCCTCTTCCAACGTTTATTGTGGCTGCTTCCAATGTCATACCTTGTGATTTATGGATAGACACTGCCCAACCTAATTTCAAAGGGTATTGTTGATAGGTTGCATCGACAGTCTTTTTAACGCCTTCACTGCCTTTGTTGTATTTAACACGTTCCCACTTGTGTTCTTCAACAATAACATCTTGTTGGTCTGAATCTTTAGTCACAACAATACCATAATTATTCATAGACTTGACAGTACCCATCATACCGTTCTGGTAAGCACCTTCTGGGTGATTAGCACAGATAACAACCTTTGCACCAACCTTCAACTCTAAACGTGTTGCAACAGGCTTCTCTGATTCTGACCATTTACCAGAGCAGTTCGCAAAGAATGTCTTTGAAGGTGTCTTTAATTGCTTGAACCAGTAATTATTGATGTTATCAACATCTCTGTTGAATACACATAGGTTAATGCTAGAGTTGGTCTTATCGTGCGGTTTTGCTTCCTTTTGAATAATGTCTAGCGCATGTTTATGGTTCTTATCTTTTCGACGGATAGATTTCAGAATGTTTATCTGCCGTTTATCACTTTGTCGGAATACTTTACGAAGCTCTACCTTTTCAAAGTCCCAAGAGTCACTTGAGAAGCAGAATCTTGAAGAGCGGCCTTCCTCCTGGTAATACTGCTCTTTGTCGTAATTACTGACGATAGGAGGTATTTGGTAGAAATCCCCTACAACCACCATCTGTATTCCACCAAAAGGCAGATTGTTATTACGTGCTTGCTTCAGTTTCCAATCAATGAGGCTTAGGTAATCAGCTCTCAACATACTGACTTCATCAATCACAATGCGCTTTAGATTTTTAGCATTTAATACTTGTCGTGTTGCTGAATCTAAACGGTAATCTTCTTCTGTAACCACTGTGGTAGGCAACCTGAAGATTCTGTGGCAAGTTGACCCGCCGATGTTAAGTGCTGCAATACCGGAAGGCGCACATAAGATTGTATTGGAATCTGTGACTTTACGAATAATCCAGCTTTTACCACAACCTCCACCACCTGTTACGAAAACATTTTCACCGTTAAGGATTTTGTATATTGCTAACTCTTGCCCTTTTAGATCATTAGGATCAGATTCCAGAATGTGCTTAAACTCCTCCGGTGTGTCGTCAATAACACCGAGACTGTCCAAATGGTCTACTACGTCAGAAGGCATTGTTTCGTAAAGCTCACCAAGACGCTTCCTACGTTCAATCTCATTAAGTTCAAAATCAATTTCAGAGTCAAAAGGTAAACCTAGTTCCTTGCTAATCTTCTCTCCCTTCTCTACAGCTTTTTCCTTGTCGATAGAGAGGTTCTTAACATAAAGACTCCCTTTAAAGTCTTTATACCCATTGTTGAATGTACCCCACTTTCGCAGGGTATACATACGTGTTTTCTCACCCGTTGCTATAAACGTTTTCTCAGCTCTAAACATCCTCTCATCCCTCCTTATAATCTTCCCAACCTGCGCATCCACCACCAAGACCTTTATAACTCACCCAAACCTTCTGCTTAAACTGTTGAGCAAACTTCTTAGCACGTTCCTTAATCTCTTCGTGACCAATCAGGATAGGTTCTGAAGCACATTCTAAAACCTCCGTATGCACATCGGGACGTGACCAAGAGGTTCCTTCAGAACGATGTCTACCAAGTGAAATAACATAAGTGTGATAAGAGTGTCCTCTCACGTCAATACCTGTGTCTTTGAACAAATCTTCACCATTACTGTGCCAAGGTGCATGTACATCTTCCACCGAACCATCTTCAAGAGTAAACTTCAACGTGGCCCCTGCCATACCGTTCTTGTTATTGGTTACAACATAGATGTTATCTTCGGAGTTTTCTTGAATAGCAACGTACCAAGTACCTCGCTTTCCAACCACCTTACGAAATACTTTTGATTGTGCTTCACCTTGTCCAGAAATTGTTGGCCCATAAATACTGAACTCTACACTGTCTTTATACATGATCTTCTCCTGTGTTGTACTATTCATAACCCACCCACATAATAATCATACATTTCCAAAAGCTCTTCATCACTTACATTCTCAAGTAATGGCAACTCATCCTCCATACCGTTATCAATACACGCTTGCCATTTTCTACTTGAACGGATCATGCTAATCACAAGATTTCTCACGACATGCCTCCAAGTTTTCGATAAGCACCTTCATATCTCTCAAGAGCTTTCTCACCAGCTTTCTTAAACTCTGTTTCTACAGGTGTCTCTACAACCTTCTTAAAAAACTCCCAATCTTCTTCGGTAAGCTCCCAATGTGTTTTGTCTAGGCGATTTTCAATGTTCATAATCTCACTACTCCTCTAAAAGATATTCTGCACCACACCGTGTACCCAACAAATACTCAAGGTATTCATCATTATCTTTCAAATCCCTACCATTATCAAGAGCATTATTAAAACCCTCCTGCAAACACACTTCACAAAAGAATGTTTCAAGCACATCAATAACCTGCTGTGAATCATCTGATTGAAATGTGAAGGATTGTGAAGAACCTTTCACAAGGTTGTATTTATACGTTTGTTTCATATTATAAACCTCCTTTCCTATGGGTATACATCATATTCATCAGGATCGTCCAACTTTTCAATACGAACTTGTAGATTGTGTTTCTCAAGCAGTGTTATAAAGAATAGATATTGTTCTTCATCATCTAAATCATAGTAATCACTCTGCCAATCACTTCCTATGACACCTTCAAACACTAGCACATCTGCAAAACACTCTTCAATAGAGTGTGCAGAACCATTCTGCTCGAAGTCTGGATGTTCGTCAATATCAATGTTAAAGACTTCCATAAGGTCTTCGTAATCACAACAATCACAAGCTGGTGTATCTATCCAAGAATCGTTGTTGAAGTAATATGTTTTTCTTTTATTCATAAAGTATCTCCATTCTCCTCAGCAAGCAACCTTGACAATACCTTAATCACATCTTCAAGCCTTTCAATCTCTTTATCTTGTTGTGCAATAGTGTCCATACAGTTACCAACGTTCTCTGTAAGGACTTCGTTACGTTCTCGTTCGGCAATAAGCTCTTCAAAATATGTTGGCATCACTGATTCTCCAATTCAAGCATATAGATTTTATTCATTGTAGTCATACGTCCTCCAAAGTTGCTAAATAAACCTCATCACCAATATGCCACTTTAAAGCAATCACCACAACCTTATTTCCATCAAACCTTAAAATAAATGGGTCAACGCCTTTTGAAATACCTTGTGCAACATCTTTTGCACATTCGCTAGGTATGGATATTGACCCAAAGTTTAGAGACTTGCCTGTTGAGGTTTTGTAAACGATCTTCATAGACCGTCACCAGTCTCCTGGTAGGGCACCCACCCACCTCCAATTTCTACTTCAGCGTACTCATCTAATTTTTGTACAACAAGCGCTGGATACACGTCACCATCAGCAAATAACACAACCTCTGCATCAGGGTCTTGGTGCATAAGTTGTCCAATCAATTCACGAACTGTTAAAGGTTTTCCTGTAGTTTCATTTATCATATATCACCTCCGCAATAAGTTCTTCATCAATCATTCTAAACACATTCTTCGGAATATGCAACCCATCATTATGAAGACTCTCAAGTTTCTCGTAAAGCTCTTCGAGAGAATCTGCCCAATACGTCTTATCAGCGTGTTTTGGATTGATTGGTACGTACTTTAGATTCTTCATTAGCCAATGACGCTTTTCAAGAGCTAATGAATAGGTTGTTGGGTCGTATGTGTCAATAAGAAAGCGCTTTGCAAGGGTTTCAACATCTTCACCAAGGATTTCTGTATTGATTGGGTGACTAGCTTTCACATGGATTATGAAAGGACGTATTGATGAATCTTCGTCACCATCATCAACACATGCTTCATAAACATACACGTCAGATTGCATATTATCATCAGACCATCGGCAGTAGGACATTTAAATCTCCTTCTAAGTAGTACCCCGCATCCAAATTGTTGCAGCTTGTTTAACCATCTCTGGATAATCTGAATCTTTCTTTGTGAACAGTGTACCAGCTTGTAAATCTTCTTTAGAAACTAAATAGGCATGCTGGTGGTCTTTCCAATCTTCGTAATTATCCAAAAGCTTCTTAGAAAGTGCATCGTACTCATGGTCTTCGACAAGACTTTCAAATTGTATGTAATACATATAGCTGCAACACAAGTAGGCTTGTAAACATTGTTTTGGTGTTAGTTCACTGATGAGCACCTATAAAACCTCCTCTTCTTGTTTAGTGATCACTCTACCATACCACTTCATTTCTTCATCCCTTTAGCAATAATTGCAAATATCATCAAAGGCATCCAGAAGATGCACAACGTAATAAAATCAATCACTGTGAAATCACTTTTAACATTTGCTGCCAAAGATTCTTCTTGATCCCACTTTTGGAAGAGTGTCCCAATAACACCGCCAATAAATGTGTACACTAGGATAACGATTGTTGATAGGTCAAGAACCATTTGTAGAGTCCTCCTTAGTAGGACTTTCTTTATCTTTCTTATTCCCAAAGATAGCATCCCAATTATCCCGATACTTCTGATTAGATGCTTTTGAAACCAACCGATCACCTGTTACGGGGTTCTGTGTAGCGTTCTTTACAATGTCTGTCATGTGTTATTCCCCTTTCTTACCTTTAAACAAACCTTCCAAAGAATCTGAAACAACCCAACCTGCAAAGACCATCATTGCGAGTGGTGTTAAGTTATCCCAGAAATGTACTTCTCCAAAAGCACTTTCAAACATCGAATGCCAAGCTAATACACATGCTAAGGCAATCTTCATTAGGTTGTCTAACTTATCCATTATTCTGCTCCTGTTCTTTAAGCTGCTTTTCAAATACACCAACATGGTTGAGGGTCAGTAAAATGCCTGCGAAAATAGTGCTGAGGATGATAATGTTCATAAGGTTGCTTCTCCAAAATGTGCTGATAAAAATAAAGCCTGTGAAGATATGATAAACACATCTTCACAGGCTGTCAATAGGTTACTCAGAATTATTTTTAAGGGCTTTCCAAGATACGGGGAATAAGGGTTCAATAATGTTGCTTACCATCTCCTCAAGTTCATTGATCTCACCTTGTGCATGGCTATCAGAACGTTGGATAGCAAATCGTGCATAGGCTGCTAAAGAACCTGTCCAAATCCATGTCACTTCTACACCTTGGGGTAATACAAAGCGTGCTTGTTCAGGGGCTACGTCACCAGCAATCATGTTTTCGTAGGTTGAGATAGCTTGATTACAGTGAGCAATGTACTGGTTTTGCCATTCCCCATTTAAAGGATGAATACCTCCTGATCCTTGTTTAATGCTTCCCTCAGGCTTACTACGAAAATCTGGGATGAAAAGTGATGGTGTACTGCTCAAGTATCTTTTTGACTGCTCATTCTCGACAAACCCCTGCTTATGCTTAAAACATTGTGTACGAATTGGTACGGGTGCTGTCATACGTAGTGAAATCTGACAATGTGCAAAGGGTGTCCAATGTGTAGGAATGTTTTTCACTTCGTTAAGAAGATTACGGATACCTTCTTTGTCGGATGTTCCTTGTAAAAACTCAGCGGCCTTATCCCAATCTTTAGATGACCAACCGCTCGCAAGGAACTTGATAAGCCCCTCATCACCACTGTCAAATTCTTCTTTCCAGTTGTTAAAGCTTACACGTGCAACGTTAGCTACACGAAGGTCGTTACCCATATGGTCGATATACACAGCTTCCATTAACATTCTCCTCCAAAATTATCTATTAAAACCACTGACCTTCAAGGTATAACAAAGCAACTTCACAAGGGTCTTCATAAAGAAGATTTGGGAGTGCTTCACAGTATCCATAAGAAAGCTGGTAAACTTCACACCAATCAATATCAGTTCTCACAGAACATACTTTTGCTGTGAAGGCTAATGCCCAGACTTGTGGAACATACTTGGGCATTTTGTATTTTACAATAGCTGTGCTACCCATATTCAGTTCTCCTCAATATCGCAATGATCTTTCAGAAAGTCAACATAAACCTTCTCACCGATCAGCTTTTCAATCACCTGCTCTAGTGTCTCACCAGTGTTCTTCACGACCTTATCAGCAAACTCTTGTGAAGCATTTTCAAAGGTTACTACCAAGCGTCCTGTATCTTCAAGCATTTTACACCTCCGTTCTCAGTGCATTCTATAAAAACTTTCATACTCTACTTCAGTCCAATCCAAATTGCTATCCACAATGATGATCTTGTCAACATTCTTCACAGCACCATTCGCAAGGCACTCAACATATTCATCACGCTCCTCATCATCTTGGAATGTGTAACATCTTGATGATCCATCCTTCATAATAGCGACTGTGTGAAAGAGCTTTGGAGTACCATACAGCATATTTTGCACAGTGTCTATATAATTTGTGATGATGTCGTTATTTTCTGCGAGAGTATCGTCAGCAAGTTGTTGGAGGATGTCATCATCGAGAGTGTCTAAATAGTCGCGTCCGTAGAGTTGGATAAGGTCTACAGAGGCACCACCATCTCCTGTAATTTCTATCCAAGGGATTACGGAGGTTGTTAGTTTATGTGTCATTTATAGCAAGCTCCTCTTGAAGACGTTTGTTAAAAGATTCCCAACCATCGTCACCAGATAACAACCAATCTAAACGATGTACATAGGTCTGTGCAAGTTCTAATTGGTGTTTGCACAAGGCTATGTGGGTCTTGGTGTGCATCTCAACATCAGGGTTTTGCAAGTCTTCTTCCATAATCTCGACAATATCTTGGATATTATACTGTTTGTAATCATATCTTCCTCCCGACATATCACACATCTCCTATGGAATCTTCAAGTCGTTCAATCTCTCCGATAAGACCTGCAAAGTAACCTTGCTGATAAGCTACCGCCGCTGTATAAAGCTCGTTTGAAGACTCAAACACGCCTAACATTGCACCACTTCTTTCTTTGATTTCCCAATACTTACTTGTGGTTTTAACAGCCATTCCCATGTTGTTGAAGATTCGTATTGCGTCTTGTACTCTCATGTATTGTGTTGGCGTCATTTTAATACCTATCAGTTAAAGATTTCTGAAGCTGTCCCGATCTTGTATTCAGCATACCGCCCTGGGAATATCTTTTGATGGTCTTTAACATACGCCTCTGCATCACGTCTGTCAAGTGTTGTTACGAGAAATTCTTTAGAACCGTCTTGTGCAATACCTTGGATGTAGATACGGATGTTTGACATATCAGGCTTCCTCTTATAGAAAGTTACGCAACTTTGCATGATCTTCGGCACATAACGTTACCAAGGAATAATTTAACTTAGCAGTTTCGGATAAACTTCTTAGTGTTTTGAAAGAACTTTCGTACCCTGAAAAAGTTAGTTCCATTATATCCTCATACATGCTTAATCCCATCGTGTCCTCTGCTGCTTTCAAACGTTCTATAGCGTCATCTCGACATTTACTCGGAAAGAACCTTTTACTCATTAAGTTTTCAATCGCCTTTTCAAGTCTTTCTTGCCGCTCATCTTGTATAGTATTTAAAGCTCTGTTACACATTTCTATTAATGCCTCAGGTTTAATTTGAATGCTTGTTTTGCACATCTCACACATACTCCTTGTCAATATCAAATTCTGGTAAGTGCTTCCCAAGTGAATCCATATCCCACCATTGGGCATTATGCTTCACCATCCAAACGTTAAAGGAATTGCGAAATGTCTGAACAGGATAGCCTTTCGATTTAATCTTGTTGAGCCTTTGGAGCTTCTTGTTGAAGACTTCATCAGAATCAATCTTACCATAAATACGCCCATCAAACACAGATGTTGATTTATGGATTTCACCAGTTACTTTCATATTTATTTCTCCATACCAGATTCTAAGTATTGTTTAAGACATTCTTTAGCAAGTTCTTCATCGCCATATTCAAAATTGTCAGGGATGTTCAATGTCGTAAACATCACACCGTATTCTTGTATCATTTCCCAATCTAACTTATCGAGGTAGATTTTACAAGAGTCGTCTACGAATACAATTTCATCAGCCCATACTAGGTGGGCTTCGGTAATAGGAATCAGTGCAAAGTCAACACCAGTACCTACTGCTCGGGTATTATACCCAAGTTCTTTGTGAAGAACATTTGCAAGTGTTGGAGATCGTAATAATCCCGCAGAACATACACATAGGACTTTCTTGGCAGTTCCTTGAAAAGGGTTTGAAGCATTACCCATTTGGTTACGTGTAGATTGACGGATCATAAGTACCTCTCTGTAGGGCTAAGAATCAATTTTAAAGCCGCTTAACATTACGTGAGCGTGTCTTAAAATGACCTATTAGGGTCAAGTAGTACCAACAACCCCATAGGTTCACACACTCTTGTTCATTTTATATAGGTTCCTGGATAGTTTCGTCAGTAATGATGCCTGTTAAGATACATCGCAAATCCTAACACGGTTATTACGATGGATGCAAAGATAAATAACCCAAACACGTCATACATCGTATTCCTCCAAATCAGATTCATTATCTTGGATGATCTTTAAAAGGCTTTGGTAGCGGTCTTCTAAGTCTACACCGTATTTGTTCACACAATCAATGAAATCATCTGTTGTCAGTTGGTCATGGAGAAATTTATGATACAGGTTGATATTGTCTTGTACAACCGCTTCCAAGAAAGATTTTGAAAGGTCTTGGAATTGCTTGTACAGCATCGTATCAAGTTCATTCTGAGAATACAATTTGATTTCAGTGTACCCTGTGTTAGATTTATTTTCTTGCTTAGGTTTTTGATAAGTCATAGGTAATTCCTTTGAAAGATGATTGGTTACTTCAAAACTCTACCTATAATCTTATCAAAGGTGTCTGAATGAGTCAAGGATTTTCTACGATAAAATAAATTGGATTATTTTCAAAATAGGGGTTGACAAGGGGTATCAAGGTTTGCTATCTTAGTTATATACTTAATAAGATATTAATAAGTATTTATAAAGTCTCTATAAATACTAAGTATTAAAGATATTATTGGTGTTATATTAAGTAATATATTCATTGTATAGAATCTTTATAAAGTCTTTTACAGAGGATTCATAAATGTAATTTCCAAGGAGAATCTGAATGACCAGTGAAACGAAAAAGTACAACCCTAATTCTTTAACCGTTGTGAAGCCTTCCGAACGTGAATCTAAAAAACACCACAAGTCACAAGGATTTTATATTCGGTGTGTTTGTTGTGATGCAAACTTACGAACGAATCAACAAGAACGTGGCGTATGCCAGCGCTGTTGGGCGGATGTCGTAAGGGTTCACTATCCAGCACTCAAGAAAGCTGATGATGATTATGTTGATACGATGTGGCGTAACCCTATGGATTATAATGAGATTGATGATATGTTCAGTGTGCCTTCTGAGGGATATTGAAAATAAGTATGAATAACTATGGTCAGCATACTTGACATACTCTTGAATACAGATTAACCTATAGGTATAGGGTTGATTACACAAACACCAAAAGGATTGATTACTTATGAAACTTACAGACGAACAACGTGAAGAACTTAACGAATTAGGGAATGAAGCTTTAAAGATTCTTGAGGAACACACGATGCAACTCTTGGATGTTATCGAGGCTTACACGGTAGGCTCTGAGGATGTAGATATTAAACAGATTGACGATGTTTACAAGCAGGTTAAACAGGCTGCTAAAGAAACTCGTAAGATTTCTCGGAAGTATTTGAAGCATCTTGAGAGTGTTGAAAAGGCTAAAGCGGATACGACAGATGTTAAGGAGTTTGTAGCATGAGTGATACTCAACAAGAAATGCCAGTTTACCAATCGCATAAGAAAGTTTGGGCTTTAAAGATTAAAGATGTGTACGCCACAAACGGAGATTTTATTCTGATACCTTGCGATACGTCTTTTGCGCCTTTTGAAGTAAGTGCTGATTGGATTTCTAGGTATAATCCTGAAGACAGTGACAAAGGGTACTACGTAGTTTATAAAGGTGGTTACGCATCTTGGAGTCCTTCCGAGGCATTTGAAGAAGGTTATAAGGAGTTGAACACATGACCAAAACATTTAACGATGCCAATGGTAAGAACATTCAAGTGTCTTACTTCGGCAATCTTGATGAGAAGCTAAAGATTGCTACAGGGTATTGTCGAGCAATTAACAGTATGCGTAGTGATGCAAATATGCCGCTTATTGATATGGATAACATGATTAAGGGTATTCATAAGGCGCATGATAAGTTCTATGGTGCTTCCAAGTATGATGGTCAAGGACGTTTGAAAGGGGCTTGATGTGAACATTTCAAAAGACATTCAAGCAGCCGCTATACACGTAATCACTTTTGATCAAGCGTACCAAGCAATGCGTAGCAACCATTGGAATGTCGCTGATCAGGGTATTATGTTCGGAGCAGCTTTAGAAGCACTTGGAAAGTGTTCTGATGAACAAGTTGCAGATATTCGTAAGATTCAACAGGAGATGAGTATGGAACCTATTGAGAAGTTTGATGAGAATGACGGACTTTAAAGAGTTTATGGGCGTGTAGCTCAAGCGAATAGAGCAGGATTCTTCTAAAATCCAGGTTGAGAGTTTGAATCTCTCCACGTCCGCCAAGTCCCTACACAGTGCCTATGTCCAATTTTCCTGGTAAGCATTGTGTAGCGTAAGAAGTCCTGAACAAGACTCTAAACTGTTCTTTACGTATGTTTAAAATATAAGAACTTTTGAGTTACTTTTAAAGTTATTTACAACCCGCCTCTTAATAGCCCTGTTTTCTGGATTATTCCCAATAGTCCGCAGGGCTTTCATTATTTATAAATATAAAGGTTTTTGATTATGTCAGATACAAATAAAGAAGACTACCTAATTGAATGGGTAGATATTGCTGATGACACTCGTAAGTATTTAGCAGTATCCCCAGAGACTGGACACTTTTGGACAGACAATCCTAACGAACCGTTGTTGGTGAATGGTTGGGATTTACCCGTTAAGGGAACTATTGATGATACGTTAAAGCGTATTGGTGAGAAGTGGAAACTTAAAAAGGGCGCTGCTTATGAGCGTTCTAGGCTATTCAAACACCCCGATCCTAAAGTCCATGCTTGGTTAGCTGTTGAAAAACTTCCTAATGGCAAGCGTGATGAAGATGGAAAAGTTATTCGAGAGTTCCAAAGTTTTTATACCCATGATTTTAAAAGGGTGGTTTGCCTAAGCCGTGAGACAGGACAGAGACAAGGAAATCCACAGTTTCAGGATAAAGAGTATGCTCAAGCGTCTGCCGCTAAAGCTAAAGCAGAACGTAAGAAGCGCCTAGAAAATGTCGAACGTGTTAGTAAACGTTTAAATTTCAACCCTGCTGAACAACTTATTGCTTGGGCGCAAGGTGATGATACGAAGTTGAATACTAAGCAGCCTATTACGAATGCCCAACGCATTAAATCCTTGGAGATACTTGCTTCATACGTTTGGGCGAAACCTAAACCGATTGATCCGAATATTGCTGATAAGAACAGTAATAATCAAGGGCCAACTGTCCACGTTACACTGCCGAGTAATTCTAGGGAGTTGGATAAGCATGTTTTGCGTCACGACTCGCAAGCAGCTTTGAATACTTATTTTGAAAATTCTTATAAAGAACCTGATGAAGTTGAACAGGTAGATCAAGAGGCAGGTGACTATGATGAGCCGACAGGTTCTTTTATACCTAAAAACGGGAGAGAGTAATTATGGAAGAAAAGGCTTCAGTTTATTGGATACGACTTCCAAAACATGTAGACCCATATAAAGAAGGTTACATTGGGTTTACTTCCACAAGTATAGAAGAACGGTTCAAACGCCATGTTAAATCTGCCAAACATGGTTCGGATTATATTATCCATAAAGCTATTAGGAAGTATGGTGAAGATTCTCTGACAGTGGATACTTTATTTGAAGGAACCATTCAGGAGGCTTACGATGAAGAATTAAAATACCGACCTAAGATATGGACTGGTTGGAACATTTGTGCAGGAGGAAAAGGAGGAAACTCGCCGTTCATTAAAAGCCTCTGGGCAGACCCTGAAATGAGAGAACATCTGGAAGAGTGCGGAAGAAAAAGAATGCTTACTCAATGGGAGTGTGAGGAATACCGAAAAGAAATTGCCCAGATGACTACGGATACTTGGAAAGACGAAGAAACACGCCGTAAAAGAGTCGAGGGCATCTCCAGAGGTTCTTACCAAAGATACGAAAGAGACGGCCCGTGGGCAAACCCTAGAACTAAAAAGGAAACTTGGAAGAATGCTGATAAGTTGATAGAAACGTGGGAAGCCAATGGTAAACCAGGATCACATGTACTTTCAAGATTAACGGGTTACACCGTATCGTCTCTACAAGTTATCGTCAAGTATTTCCAATCGGGTTGGCATCCACTTGAAGACGACAGATGGAAGAGAGACTTTCTACATGAGTGATAACAACGAAAGATATACAGTTTTAAGTCCGCAGGCTGGTAAGCAAACTATGTTTCTTGAAACAGAGGCGGACATCTGCCTATACGGCGGCGGGGCCGGTAGCGGAAAGACCTATAGCCTCCTTTTGGAGTGCCTACGCCATAAAGATGTTCCTAATTTCTTTACATTTTTCCTAAGAAGAACAAAAAATGAACATCGCTACCCAGGCGGGCCGTGGGACGAAAGCTTTAACATTTTTTCACAGTTTCCAGATGCGACAGCCTATGATTCAACAATGAAATGGGTATTCGGGAAGTCAAATGCGCGTGTGCAGTTCGCTGGTATCGAGCTTGAAAAAGACTTGGAGAACTTTAAAGGCTCGCAGGTTCCGTTAATTATTTTTGATGAGTTAACAGGTTTCACTTCCCGCATGTTCTGGTATTTGCTTTCGCGTAACCGTTCTGGAACAGGTGTAAAGCCCTATATAAGAGCAACATGTAACCCAGTTTCGGAGGGCTGGGTGAGGAAGCTCGTTGACTGGTGGATCAACCCAGACACGGGATACCCTATAGAGAGCCGCTGTGGTGTATTAAGATGGTTTGTAAGGCGCGGTGAAGATATTCATTGGTATGATAGTAAAGAAGAAGCCCTTAGAATATGGGGTCACGATGCGATGCCCAAATCCTTTACTTTTATCAATGCTACTGTAAAAGATAATAAAAAGATTGATCCCGCCTACGAAGCCAACTTGAAAGCACTTACTAGGGTTGAACGTGAGGCGTTGTACCTAGGTTCGTGGAACGTCAAAGCGAATGCTGGTACATACTTCCAAAAAGACTGGTGCGAATTTGTAGATATGAAAGACGTGCCTCCTGCCAAAGCTGAAATGAGGGCTTGGGACACAGCCTCAACAGAACCTTCGGAAGTAAATCCAGACCCCGATTATACGGCTTCTGTAAAAATACGTCTAGGTAATGATGGGTATTACTATATTCTCCACGCTGTAAGAGATAGAAAACGTCCGTCAGGCGTTAAACAGATGATGAGGAAGTACGCAGAAGTAGATGGTTATAAAACCACCATAGGATTGCCGTTAGACAGTGGTGGAGCAGGTAAAGCAGTCTTTGAAGACCATGCAAAGAACTTAGCAGGGTTTAAGTTCAAGAAATGTAAAACTACAAAGTCTAAACTTGAACGTTTTGAACCCTTCTCAGCCGCCGCTGAAGCAGGTCTTGTTAAAATTGTAAAAGGAGATTGGAATGATGAGTTTTGCAGAGAATTAGAAAACTTCGTAGGTGATGGCAAAGGCCATGACGACCAAGTGGACGCTACCTCTGATGCATTTAACAACCTCTCCCTTAGTCAAGTAATGCCAACAGACTTCACACTCAACATGAACGCAATGTCTTCAGGAAATGTCTGGGATATTAACTAACACTCTTCAACATAAATTATTTTCACTTTAACTGTTGCCTTTATGAATTTCTTTCAATACACTTGAAATCAATCGAAAGAACATTATTAAAGGCAACTTATTCACACAAACATTTAAACGGGTGCTTAACACTATGGCTGAACAAGAAGTTAAAAAGCAAAAAAGCCCGTATTCTTTAGTAGAACTTGGTGGAACAGGTCTTAAACATTCTGCTGGTAGTATTGATGAAGAACAAATTATCAATGACCTTAAATGGCCTCGCTGTATTAAGGTTTACCAAGAGATGGAAACAGACCCTTTGATTGCTGGTGCATTGTTTGCAATACGGCAATTTATACGTTCTTCCAAGTGGAATGTAGAAGAATACCAAGGCACTGATAAACCTGCGTCAGCAGGCGAAGATGCCAAGTTTGTTGAAAGTTGTCTTAACGACCTTGACAAACCTTGGTCAGAAGTTTTAACAGACATCTTGTCATTCCTTACTTATGGTTTCAGTATCCATGAGATTGTTTATAAGAAGCGGCAAGGGCGTTCACAAGATGAACGTTACAATTCTAAATATAAAGATGGTAAGATTGGTTGGAGAGGTTTTCCAATCCGTTCACAAGACACTATCGAAGATTGGAAGATCACACCGAGAGGTGGTTTAGAAGCTGTCCGACAGTGGGATTCTTACAATGGTATTGATGTGTGGATTCCTAAGCATCGTTTCTTACTATTCCGTACAACTGCTTATAAAGATAACCCAAGAGGTCTTTCAATACTGCGAAGTGGTTATCGTGGATATTACTTCCGCAAGAACATTGAAACGTTTGAAGGTATCGGTATTGAACGTGACCTAAGTGGTGTACCTGTCCTACGTGTCCCTTCAGAGATTCTTTCTGAAGATGCTGACAATAATCAAAAAGCAATTCGATCTTATCTTGAACGTATGGGTGCTTCTTTAAAGCGTAATGAACAAGCGTTTATCATGTTACCTTCTGAAGTATATGGCGAGACAGGTAATGGCGATAAGATTTATGATTTTGAACTTGTAAGTTCTTCTGGAAGTCGTCAGGTTAATACGGGTTCTACCATCGAAAGGTACGATAGACGAATCCTGCAAAGTATCTGTGCGGACATTTTGCTTACAGGTGGCCAGAGTGTCGGGAGCTATTCACTAGCCTCTACAAAAGAAGGTATGTTCCAAACAGCCATTGTTAGTTACCTTGACACCATTAAAGACCAAATGAACGAAAAGGCTATCCCATTACTTATGGAAGCCAATGGTAAAGATGGTTCTAAGTGTCCTAAGCTAGTTCATAACGGTATCGGTAAAGCTAACTTGAAAGAGATGGGCGAGTTTGTTAAGAATGCTATCGAATCTGGTGCATTAACTCCTGATGCTGGTATTGAAAGGGACTTGCGAGAAATGGCAGGTTTCGGAAGGTTTAATGATACTGACTTCGAAGGTCTTATGGAACGCGCTAGAAAGCGTCAAATGTTTCTCGGAGAAGGTGAAGAAAATAATGGTGGAAATGGAGAGCAACCTCCTGAACCTGAACCACCAACTTTCTCATAATGGCAGAACGTTCACCATTCCCTGAAGAAGATGCTTTAGAAGATGAAGTACGCGAAGAGCTTTTGCTGTTGCTGGCATTAGCTTTTTTAAATGCTTCACAGAAGATTGTTACACAGTCCTTTGTTAGATCAGACTTCCAAGCACTTCAAGATAGGTTCAGAAGCGAGGCTGCTAAAGCTTTACCACAACTTACCAGCATATCCCAACGAGCTGCTGAGTTAGCTTTCCAACGTACACCTCTGTCTGCTGATACATTTGATACGGACTTCTCAGACCAGCGTTACCAACAACTGGTGCGTAACATCTTCAACGATAATATGCAGTATCTTTTAGACACTAATGAACAAGCCTTCATACGTCTTCAAGAGATTGCAGTATCAAGAGGGTGGTCTGACGAAAGGTTTAATGAGTACCTTAGGAAGTTTTATGGTTTAACACCGCAGTACATTCAAACAGTCCTATCTCTCGAAGATGCTTTAAGGGTTGAAGGTACTGCGCAGAATAAGTTGAACAAGCGTGTACAAGATCGTATTGACCATCTTATTGAGGTTCGTATCTCTTTAGCTTCTGAGTTGATTGGTACAGAGGTTGTTGAGGGTTCTAAGGAACTTACTTGGACAATCCTTGGTGAAACTGGTCAGTTGGATACTCAGGAGTTTATTAAACAGTGGGTTTCAACAATTGATTCGGTAACAACCCAAACGTGTTTAGACTCCCATTTAACAACTGCTGAAATTGGTGGATTCTTCTCGAACGGTATGCGAAGTCCTCCAAACCTCAATGTTGTCCACAGGTGTCGTTCTTCAATGCGTATCATTAGACGTATTTAAAAGTTTGAACCGAAAAGGGTAGCTCCCCTGTCTGTACCGTTCTACAGGCTAGGTTCATTTATTCAAACCTGAACGGAGGTAGTATGGAACTTATAAAACCGAGTCCGAACTCTAAATATTTCATTAGAGAAGACCTTTTTAAAGGATTAACACCCGAGGACTCCTATTGGCTAGGCGTTATTATGGCGGATGGGTGTATAAGGGTTGATGGTAACACGAAGAAAACTGGTTTTAATTATAAATCTTATAAAATTACTCTTGCGTGGCAATCGAAGGACTTGCATCATTTGAAAAAGTTCCGCGATTATCTTGGAGATTCTAATCGGTCAATCGTAGCTAACCACTCTCATAACAGCCAGTGTTATCAAGTTAATGTACAAGGAACTTGGTTAAGGGAGAGGGTGAAAAGGTACGGAATAATCCCAAGGAAAACTTCAGAGTTTTGTGAAGATTATACCCCACCGATTTATGTAAATGACTTTATTGCAGGTTGGTTTGACGGAGATGGTTACATAAATGTCGGTAAAGAAGACCAAGCGTTCTCTGGATGTGCTTTAAATGTAACTGGTGAACATAAATCTTTGGAGTGGTTGAAAGACCTCATAATTCAGTGCGGGTATTGCGGGACTATCAGAGTCAAACCAATAAAAGACAAGAATGCAAGTCGACTCCACATAAATGGGAGGGTTCAGTGTCAGCAGTTCTACAGACTGTTTTATAATAGTCAACTATGCCTTCCTCGAAAATGGGAGAAATTTAAGAAGATCGATTATGACACTGTGAGGTCACTCAGTAGAAACCGGAGGAATGGTGATGTCCAATCTAAAAGTATACGGAGAAGTCTATGAGTACAACTGAAAAAGACGAATCCGCTAATAAACTTATCAATATGTTTAGCGAATTTGTTACGAAGCACTTTGCAGGCTCTTCTCAAGAAGACACAAGTAAAGATGAATACAACTATGAAGGTATTGCTAAGAGTGTAGATGTTGAAAAACAAATCTTTACCGCAGTAGTTCTTAGGCCAAACGTTGTAGATAGCCAAGGCGATATTTATGATGATGAAACTGTAGAAAAAGCTTGTCATCAATATAATACGATTTGCCGAAAAGCTAATTTACAGCATCTCGTTCAGACTGAGTTAGCAACTCCTGTAGAGTCTTACATTGCACCTTCGGACTTCACTCTTGGTGAGGGGGAGGTTAAGAAGGGAGACTGGGTACTTTCAATGCACATTAAAGACCCTGACATTTGGGATATGTGTAAAAAGGGGATGTTTACAGGTTTTTCAGTGGGCTGCAAAGGAAAAACACAAAATGTAGAAGACGAGGTTTAAATGACAAAAGCTAAACGTAAAATCACAGAGTTTGATTTTACTTCAGAAGGCGCTCATGTGGCAATTGTTGACAAAGCGGCAAATTTACAAGAAGTCCTTGTGATGAAATCTGCAAAAGCCTCTGAAGAAGAAATCAGCAAAGCTGTTGAAGTTAATATCAAGATGCCGTTACTACATTACTTCACACGGTTCTTGGATATTGATATTGACAGTGCTGAGAAAATCGCAGGTCTGATGGGTTATAAATTCGAAGACTTGTATGAAGAAGATGGGATGAATGGCTTTCAAGAAATGGTAGAGAATAATCTACAAGCCTTGACCATCTCAAAATCCAAAGAGTCTGAGGACTTCTTAAAAGCCTATCAGGACTTTAAAAATAAATACCTTACCAAAGCAACCCAAGCAAATGAGGAAAACACTATGACAACCGAAGCTGCACAAAACACCCAAGACCTACAGACTGAACTTGAAAAGGCTAAAGCACAAGTTGCTGATCTTCAGAAGGCTAAAGAAGACCTTGAAAAAGCTCGTGAAGAAAAAGCAAATCTTGAAAAGGCTTTCTCAGAAGTTAACGATACTGTTAAAGTTCTGAAAGCTGCTGAAGAGAAGCGTAAAGAAGCTGAATACCTAGAGAAGGCTAAAGAACACACTGCTGTAGTTAATGATGAACTACCTGCTGAAGACTTCGCAAAAGCCCTACGTGCTGTAGAGAATGTCGAAGGTGCTGACGTTATTGTTAAAGCTCTTGATGCGTATAAACAGCTTGCTTCTAGTCAAGGTATGTTTGAAGAAATTGGCAAGTCTAAGACTGACGATCAACCCTCTGGCTCTGCTCTTGATGTTGCTATTGAGAAAGCTCAACAAGAACATTCTGTTGGTTATCTTGAAGCAATGGATATTGTTAAGAAGAAGCAACCTGAACTGTTTGCTGAAGAATACAAGATTTAATCTTAACTTCGAGTAAACAAACTTTATTATTTTTGGAGGATTCATAGATGGCTTATAATACAATTTCACAGATGGACTTCGGTCAAGCAGTTGCATCTGAAGACCTAACTGGCAAGCTTTACTTTCTAGGCGTTCAAGCAGGTGAAACAGTAGGTGTTAATACCACTGCGGGTGGCGCTGCAAACGTTGTTATCCATACCGATTCACCTTCTGGCATTGCTGTGCGTACTGTCTTTAAAGGTATTACCAAGGCTGTGGCAGGTGCAGCTATCGCGGCTGATGCTGATCTTGCTTCTGATGCTGCTGGTAAAGTTGTTACTGCTGGTACTGGCGATGTCGTAGTTGGCAAGGCAATCACCGCTGCTGGCGAAGCTAACGAAGTTATCACTATTAACTTCTTTGGTGATGGTCGTCGTACCGCTGCTTAATAACTTTTAAGTTTAATCACATATAAAATTTTAATATCTAGGAGATAGATTATGCCGTTTCAACCTACTCAGTATCAAATTCTTGACGCAGACCAGCGTCTAACGAATATCTCTATTGCGCAGATGAACGACCCTTCAGTATTCGTTGCGCAGCAAGTATTCCCAACTGTTCCTGTTAATCTGCAAGCTGGTAAGTACGTTACTTATAACAGCGGTGACTTTAACAAAACTGAAATGCGCGCTACTGCTGATGGCGCTCCTGCACCGCTCGCTGGCTGGGGCCGTGGTGAAGATAACTACTTCTGTGAAGTTTATAAAGAAGGTGCTATCGTAGGCCCTGCTGCTATTCAGAATGCCACTGCACCTTTTGATCTGCTGCGCGACACCACTACCATGCTTACTCATCACTCACTGATCCACCGTGAGAAGCAGTTTAAGCAGAACTATATGAAGACTGGTGTTTGGGGTACAGATCGTCAAGGTGTTGCTGCAACCCCGACTGGTGATCAATTTATCAAATGGTCTGATTATGCGAACTCTGATCCAATTGGCGATATTCGCAAGTCTTCTACCCGCATGGCTATCACTAATTATGGTCAGCGCCCCACCGGCCTTGCTATGTCTCGTGATGTTTATGATGTTTTGGTAGAGCATCCGCAACTTATCGAACGTATTATCTACATCGCTGGTTCGGAGCCTGCACGCCTGTCTACACAGCACTTGGCAGCTTTGTTTGAAGTTCAGACTATTACTGTACTAGACGCTGTAGAGAACACTGCTGCTGAAGGTCTGGATGCAACTCCTGCGTTCATCTTCGAGAATGAAGCGTTCCTGTACTACCGTCCGAATACTCCTGGCCTGATGACCGCTTCTGCTGGTTACATCTTTAGCTGGAACTACCTGTCCGGTCTTGGTGGTACTGCTGTACGGCGCGAAGAGCGTAACATGCGCGAAGGTGGTGGTATCTACCTAGAAACTGCTATGTCTTACGATATGAAAGTAGTTTCTAAAGACCTAGGGGTTTATTTCTACGAACTTGTGTAAACAACAAACTTTATAAGGGGTCTACCAAATGGCTTTAGTCAATGGTTTTGACCCCTCTAAAGAGTATGTAGTTGTTAAAGGTTTCTTTGAAGGTGGTAAGAATTACCGTCCAGGTGATAAGTATGCACCTAAAACAAAGATTGGTAAATCTAAAGTCTTGTTTCGACATTTCATTGCTAAGCGTATCAAGCTGGCTGAAGATGAAACTAAGAAGCAACCTGTAGAGGAACCAGCAACTACCAATACTCCTGATGAGGGGTTTGTTCAGAAAGAAGTACAAGAAGAAAGCGAAGCACCTGTTGAGGAAACTCCGAAGCCTCGTAAGACTAGAGGTCGTCGGAAGAAATCAACAGAAGATGTATAATTGATATGTAAAGTATCGTGAGGTGTTAGTCAATCTCCTGTGTGTTTCGGTGGGGTTCAAAGGGTTTCCTCACAGCCTTCCCACCATTTTATTATCATAGAGAGGTTTGTAAAATGTTACTTACAAGTTTTGGCAGAGGCATTTACAACTTAATCAAAATTGCTGTAATGGCTCTTTACATAACATTCTACGAAGGGGTTGTCAATCCTCTTGGCATTAGTGATTCAATCAACACATAAACACTTAGAGGATTCTTATGACGTTTACATACACAGGCGACCTTAATGACCCAGTAAATTATGTCCGCTTTAAAATCGGCGATAAAGAAGAGGACGTAGCAATGTTTTCTGATGAGGAAATCCAATACTTCATTAGCAAGTTTGGTAACAACCCAACTGAGCAAGACCTGAACAGGGTTGCTTTACAGTTCCTTCGTCAGATGCTTAATGAAATCTTACTTGGGCCTTCGAGAGAACGTGCTGGTAAGTATGAATGGTATTCACAAACTTCGGAGTCTTTGAAACTTGCTATTAGTGAATTTGAGAAACAGATTCGTTTGAATAGTCCCGCTAAGCCTTACTTTGGCGGTGTTACTAAGAAGGATGTTGAGTCTATTCGTGAAGATGAATCACTAGAACCTAATAAGTTCTTTGATGGTCGTATCCTAACAACAGATCATTATGAAGACCCTTTCAGACGTTGGCGGGTATAATGTATGACTAGGATGACAGCAATCCTCGACACAAGAGGTATCAAGAAACTTGAAAAAGACTTGAAGCAACTTTCATCATCATCTGTTGATTTTGGTTATACACAACCAAAGGTTCACAAGGGTTCTGGATTAACTTACGGACACCTTGCAAGCATTCTTGAGTGGGGTATCAAAGGTAAAATCCCAGCACGTCCTGCTTTAAGAGATACGACCGAATCCTTAATAACTTCTAAGAAGCGTTTTGAACTATCTATTCAGCAGCCTGTATCAATGTTCTTGTACGGCAACTCAGGAGCCTTGAACAGTATACTGGACACAGCAGGTTCACACTTATCATCACGTTATGAAGAGAAGATGGATAACTGGTTATTGACAGGTTCAACTAATACTAACAACGCACCTTTAACAATAGGCATCAAAGGATTCAACAAACCTTTCGAGGATTCTGGTGAATTGATTAACAACACCGATTATACAATCAACCGATAAATTATAAAGAGGTGTTAATTATGTCACCAAGACCGATGGTTCTTAGTAAAGTAGGTGTTAAGACCTTCCCATTATATCGAAAGGTTCCTGGTTATCGTGATCCAAATACAGGTAGATGGGTAGAAGGTGCTGAAGAGACTTTAGAGGTACGTGGTAATGAACAGCCTTTATCTTCGTATGAAAAGCAAATGTTGCCTGATGCCTTCCGAACAAGAGATACAAGATTCTTTATATCAAGCACTTTCCTAAACACGCTTGACGAAGCAGATGGGCAATCACCTGATGAACTTCTTATTGAAGGTTATCGGTATCAGGTCTTTGCTAGAGAGTCTTTCCAAATGCGTATCCGTAAACACTATGAGTATAAACTTGTACGTGTTGAACAATCAGCAGGGGGTTAATAAGAATGTCATTTCTAACAAATATAGAAAACGCCTTGCTGATGTTTTATAACAATCATTTTGACAACGTACCAATGATTCCTGATTACGATAATGGGCCAGAGCCTGTTGGTGATTATGGGGTTGTTGGTATTACTGTTTTGAATCAACTTAACAAGGGTTCACGCTCAACATCTTCTAAAGGTACAGGCTCATTAGAGGAATCCTTCAAACAAGACTTCAGAGCCTTAGTAACGATTACTTTCTACGGAGACAGTTGTTACGACAATGCGTTTGAAGCGCAATCAATTATAAAAATGTCTGAGGCACTTGACAAACTTTATAACGAAAACTGTTTAAGCATTGTTGATTCTACTGATGTGAGGCGTATTCCAGAATTAAGGGATACAAAGTATATCCAAAGAGCAACATTTGATTTAACAATACTGACAGCCTACGAAAACCTTTCTGATATTGATTGGTTCAACATTGTTGGTTATCAAGCGAATTATCCAGATGCAGGTATTCAGTACAATGAGTACGTGCCTAATCAACCTACCTAAACGAGAAATTAGGAGAGAGTAAAATGGCGAGAGTTAATGAGATCGTAACGATCAATATTTCAAGGGAGACTCGTGGCGTTAGTCGTCAGGGTTTTGGTACACCACTATTTATTGGTACTACAGGTTTTGGTACTGATGAACGTGTCCGTACTTATTCCAGTGTTACACAAGCTGAAGAAGACTTCGCAGAAGGTGATCCTGAGTTAGTTGCATTACGTCGATACTTTGGTCAACAAGTTTCACCAACATTTGTTAAGGTTGGTTATCACGATACTGCTGCTGTTGCAAGTGTTACTTATGAAGTGACTGCTGGTGGTACTGAATATGCGGTAACTGTAGACGGGACTGAAGTAAGTTATACTCCTGAAGTTGGAGCAACTGTACAAGAGATTGTAGATGGTCTGGAACAGGCTTACCGAGATGCGGCTATTGACGGTCGCTTTGTAGATAATTCTGATGGAACCTTTACACTGATTCCCGCAGACTTTAACAACTTCACTTATTCAACCACCACTACTGAGTTGACTGAGACAGAAAACATTGAGACCTACGCAGATGCTTATGGTTATATCAAGTCTCAAGATGATGACTTCTACTTCGTTAATGCTGAGACACATGAGCCTGCTGATGTAGAAGCCCTTGCAGAGATTGTAGAAGCTGAGAAGCGTATTTACGTGACCTCTACATCTGCTGCTCAGGCTAAGAACTCCCTAGTGACTTCTGATATTGGTTCTGTATTGCAAGCAAAAGACTTAGCACGTACTGTTGTAATCTTTACTGAGGATGATACTGAATACCCTGAGTGTGCCATTGTAGGATTGCAAGCTCCTAAAGACCCTGATTCAACCACTTGGAAGTTTAAGTCTGTATCAGGTGTTACTGTAAGTCGCTTATCAACTACTGAAAGCCTTACTTTGAAAGGTACACGTTTCGATTATGGTAAAGGTTACAACACCTATGAAAATATTGGTGGTCGTAATATCTTTGCTGAAGGTCGTGTTGTAAACGGTGAATTTATCGATGTGTTGAGGTTCGCAGATTGGTTAGAAGCACGTATGCGTGAGCGTATCTACCTAACCTTAGTAAACTCTGAAAAGATTCCTTACACTTCAGCAGGCTTTGCAATCATTGAAGGTCGTATGCGTGAAGTCCTTAACGAAGGTGTTGCTGTAGGTGGTCTTGCAAGCTATACAGTGAATGTTCCTAATCCCCGGTCACTTGATCCGAACCTACGTGCAAATCGTGTTGCTGAAGGCTTCTCTTTTGAAGGTGTCTTAGCAGGGGCCGTCCATTTTGTAGATATTCAAGGGCGACTCACGATTTAGGAATAATTCTCAATAGGGCGTGTAAAAGCGCCCCTTATATGAACACCAATACAAGATTTAGGAGATACTTTATATGTCTTGCTTAACAACTTATTCACCTGAGTTTACTGATTTGATCATCAGTAATGATAACTTTTCAGGGGTGGTTACAGGGTTTGCTGAAGGTACGTTTCTTTCAGTAGAACCTTTCGAAGATCGTATGACGGCTGTTTACGGCGCAAAAGGGGAATCTTACCGAGCTGTGTCGGCGGTTAAGGCTTTCGACCTCACTGTAACACTTTCACAAACTTCACGTTGGAACGATATTTTCACACTATTACTCCGTAATGATCGTGACACTCTTGAAGGTACTTTCAATGTAACCCTCAAAGATTCTTCTGGTACTACTATCTTCACAGACCGCTGTGCTTATATTGGTACAGAACCTACCCAAGCCTTCTCAGGTGGTGGTACGATTGAAGGAAGAGAGTGGCAGATTCACTTACCAAACCCTGAAGGTTATATGATTGGCGGCAATAGCCGATTCACTCCTGAACAACGGGATGCTGTAGAAGCACTTGGTGGTACTGTTCCTGAACAATGGCAACCTCAAGACTAAGAAAAACCTTCACAATACCTTGGGCAGTTTAATCGCTGCCCATATCTTTGTGAAAACCTTTCTTAGCATCTTTATAAAAGAAGGTATCCATTATGTCTTGCATACGAACATACGCACCTGAAGAAGTCTCTTTAACAGTCGCTTTACTATACAGCGTCCAAGGGTTCTCACCAGACACTATCATCCGTATTAACAAAGATGACAATTACTTCAACACTTCAGTAGGTGCTTCAGGAGGTGTTGAAAGAACGCATACCCCTTCCAATGTCTACACTCTCGAAGTAAGCCTCTCCCAAACCTCCCCTTCCAATGCAATCTTGACAGCGTTAGCAACACTTGACGATGTTTCACGATTAGCAGCTTTCCCAATCTTCGCAAAGGATTCATCAGGGCGCTCTCTCTTTCTCGCCACGTCCTGTTGGATTGAAAGACCTCCCGAAGTAAGCTATTCAGCTAATCACGAAGACCGTGTATGGGAAATCAAGTGTTCAGAAATGATGTTTAACCTTGCTGGTAATGGTGAGGATGAAGGACTTGCGACAGACATTGCAAGGCTCACAAGCATTGCTGGACAGTTCTCAAGACTTCTATAAACACAAAGAGGACTTTATACAATGAAGCTCGGCACATTTAGTCCTACGGATATAGTCTTAGCTATTAACGATTATGTTATTAGTGACTTCTCTTCTGAATCCTTCTTAGAACTTACTAAAAACTCCCCATACTTTAGACAGGTTAGAGGTATACGTGGTAAACATACCCGTGTAGCTAATCGTGATAAGTCGGGAGTTTTACGTTTCCAGTTAATGCAAACTTCCCCTCAAAATGATGTGCTAAGTGATCTTGTGACTGCTGATATGGAGTCACAAACAGCATTGCTTAATGTAACACTTAGAGACGTTGGAGGCACTACTGGAATACAGCTTGTCAATGCTTATGTAGATGGGCCACCTAATAAATCATACCAAGGTTCTTCTACAACAGCTAATGAGTGGGTTATCAATTATGATGCGATTGGTCGTTATCATGTTGGTGGGAATCAGAAGAGTCCTTTGGACTTCCTTTCAAATCTATTTTAAATTTAATACTGTGAGGTAATAAATCATGCGTGATACTAAAGAAATTGCTATCAAAGATAATAAATATCAGATTACACAATTTGGCGGTCGTCAGGGGCTACGCCTCGGAAAAAAAGTTGCTAAGGTGATGTTACCGGCTTTAGCAGCAGCTTATAAAGAAGGTTCAGCAGAACCCTCGTTAGGCGATCTTCTTGAGGCAGCAGCAAGTCATCTTGATGATATTGATGAAAAGACTATTGAAGAACTTTTATCATTAACCACCAAGAATAAGTTTGCTATTGACTTTGACAATGAGTTTGCAGGCGATTATGGAACACTCTTAACATTGCTTTGGGAGGTGATTTCATTTAACTTTGCAGATTTTTTGCAAGAGGCCCAAGAAGGTATGCCGCAGTAAAAGCGTCACAACAATCTTCTGATAACAATGGGCAGCAGCAATCTAAACAAAGCAATGTTCATAGAGTATGGAAGAACTTTACAGAGACTTCCGATATGGAGCCTGAAGTTTACCTCATTGTTTCTAAGGGTAAGGCATCTGTTGTTGAGTTAGATAGAGATTACTCAGTAACGGATGTTTATGACTTATTAGAGATAATTGATTTAGAGGCTGACATTGAACAGGCTGCTGAGAAGGATGCTGAAAGAGCAAAACCTAGAGGTGGCCGCTGATTATAACTTTTAAATACATATAAGAGGGTTTATAATATGGCTGGATCACCAATTGCAACGTTGTTTGCAAGGTTGGGTTTTCAGGTTGATAAGAAGGGTTTGCAGGCTTTTGAAGGTCATTTGCAAACCCTCCGTAGAGATATTAACAGGATGGGTGCTGCGCAAGCTGCCACATCTAAACAGTATACTAAAGGTGTTAATCAATCTGCTAGAGCTACACAAAACCTAACTAAAGATACCGAGAAGCTTCAGTCAAGACTTGATGGTATTTTACGGTCTTATGGCAAAGTGCCTGTATCACTTGACCGTGCCAGAAAAGATATGCAAGCAGTTAGAGGTATGTTTTCTGATGGAGATATTGACAGAGCGCAATTAGCCTCTGCACAGGCTCGTATCCAACAACGTATTGACACACTTGTTCAGGCGGATAATAAACGCACTCAGAGAGTCCTTGGTAATATCTCGAAAGAGCAACAGGGTTTAAAGAGGATACGCAATGACTACTCAGAAATTAACCGTGAATACAGACGTGGTAATGTTTCTTATGAAAGACGTGCTGAGTTGCTTGGGGGTCTTCGACAAGAGTATAGGAGACAACAACAATCAATTAAACCTGAACATAAACGTGCAAACTTATTAGAACAAATTGAAAAGCGTTATGACAGGCATGGTAAGCAGCTAAGACAAATACGTAGAGACTTCTCTTATGTAAATACTCAGTACAAGAGTGGTAACATATCTCTTGAAAGGCGTAATGAATTACTTGGTGACCAGTATAGACGCTATCGTGATATACAACGTATAGAGCGGCGTCAAAGAGCTACTGGAAGTCGTGTAGGAAGAGCTGGTGGGATTTATGCAGGCGGTGCTGATCCTAGACAAGTAGGAAACCATCGTTTAATCTCAGCATTACATAGTGACGCTGGCTTAGGGACAATGGTTGCGGGCTTTGGTGCGATACAATCTTCACTAGCTTATCAAGATGTACTGGGGATGGAAAACACTTTGACATCTGTTACGGGTTCTGTTGAACAGGGCCGTAAAGAGATGGAGTACATGCTGGACATCGCCCAAAGACTAGGTGTGAATGTAGGCGACTTGACATCTGACTACGCAAAGTTTGCAGCATCTGCAAGAGAGACTAGTATTTCTCAAGAACAGCAGAGGGATATTTTCGAGGGTGTGGCTGCAAACATCCGTGTTCTGAACTTGTCAGCAGTAGACTCACAACGTATTTTTCGTGCGTTGTCTCAGATGATGTCTACTGGCCAGGTCATGGCTTAATTTATGGGTCATGTAAAACCCCTCTAACTGCTGGAACCTCCTAAAGACTACAGAACCACAAAGTGACTTGTAAAAGTGAGCTTGACGGTTTGAAAATCTGTGGTATGATAATCTTTTAGACATAATCTAGGAGATTATAAATGGACAATCAGCAGCGAAGCGCCTCACAAGAGGTTTACAAGCAACACCCAGAGTACCCTGTCCTAGAGGTCAGTAACTTTGGGAAAGTACGTAACTCATATACAAAAGCTAAGCGTTATACGAATATCAATAAGCAAGGATACCCTATAACGCAACTTAAAGAAAAAGGTAAAGTTAAAACCCTTAAAATACACAGACTCGTCGCTGAACTATTCTTACCACCTCCCTGTACGGAATTGGTTAAGAAATGTTCCAAAGAACATCATGGGAAAGTTCTTGTGAAGCACCTCGACAACGACCCTACTAACAACCACGTTTCTAACTTGGAGTGGTCGGACTTGAGAGGTAACACTAAACAAGCCTGGGATGACGGCCTTATCAAAGCAGTAAAAGGACAAGATCATTGCAGGGCTATTCTTATAGACGATGTGGTTCATAAACTTTGTGAAGATTATTCTAAAGGGATGATGCCTAAAGAGGCGATTCTGAAATACGGAATATCTCGACAACAGGCGACGAAGATAAGGGCAGGTTACCAATGGAAACATATATGGGAAAAGTACGACATTAAAGTAAACCGACGAGGTGAACGTTCATCGACTATCCGTAAGGAGTAGAGTTCAAGCGAACTCGAAACGGGGGGCTTTGGAGTAATCCATTGAAGATATAGTCACGTCTCTGTAGAAATATAGAGGGTGTTCACAAGAAGCACCGTACTAGGTTAGCGATCTAGTGTAAAGATAACGCAAGAGCTAAAATTGCAAATGGGTGATATACTTCCCTCTGCAATTACAACAATGGCACAAGCTGCACACGATGCGGGTATTACTGTTGATTCCACTACCAAATCTTTATACGAAGCAATGGAAGCTGGCGAAGTAATGTCTGAAGATGTGTTGCCTCACTTTGGTAAGCGTATGTGGGAAGCTGCTAACCGAGGCGGTGCTTTACAAGCAGCTATTAATAATACTGGCGCTGCTTACGGGAGGTTGGGCACAAACATCCGCATGGCTAACAAGACCTTTAACGAAGCTGGTCTTGATAAAGGTATGCGGAGACTTACCAACTCTGTCTCAGAATTCCTACTTAAATCCGAAGGATTAATCAAGTTCTTTGGTATGTTATCAGGCGAGATTGCGTCACGCTTTGGAGTCGTGTTCGAAGTCTTAGAAACCTTTGGATACTGGTCAACAAAACTTGGTGATGCACTCGAAAAACTTGAAGAAAAAGGTATAAATTTAGATATTGCTTTCATGGTTTTATCAGGAACTTTAGCACTCATTAGCAAGTGGTTCCGTAGAATCTTCATGTTTGTGTACCTATTACCTTGGGCATTATCGAAGACAGCAGATACTTTGAAAGGTAACTTTGGGGATGACGCGGTAGATTCCATATCAAGGGTCGTTGCAGCGTTGATGACCATATACGGGACTCTAAGACTAATACGAGGTGTTAAAACTGGCTTAGGAAGTCTTTTCGGAGGTGGTAGAAGGGGCGTTCCTCCATTACGTCCCAATGTTGCTGGTACAGCAGTTCGCGCAGGTATCCTTACTAGGATGGGGACTCACTTGGCAACTTTAGCAGGTGCTGTTGTGGGTGGTAAACTTGGTGTTGCTGTACTGGCCTTGTTAGGGGCGACTTCTATAACAGCAGCCTTTGGCGCTCTTGGCACTCTAATTGTTGATGCAATAAGAAACCCACTTGCGAACACTGGTTCAGACTTCGAGAGTAAGTACGGGGATTTAACTGGCGACAATACCTTTACTGAGAACATCCAAAGGATGCGTGATGACCTGACAGGGTTATTTACAGGAACCCAAAACGCTATGAGGTCTTTACGAGAGACTTCTCAGATGGCACATGGTAGAGGCTATCGAAATAATCAACAAGTCGTTATGGAACCTGTAGATTTTCAAGGTGCTTATAACCAACTGGTTACAAGGTTATATGAAATACCTCCGATGTCTCAACAAGAAGCCTCAAGGCAGATCATCCAAGGTGGCATAACAATAAACGTAGATGGCGCAGGTGATCCGCAAGTTGTTTCAGAGGAAGTCCTAAGAACAATCCAAAATGTATTCCGAGAAACAGCCTCCTTAGAACCTGAAACGGAGCAATAAATAGTATGGGCGTGTAGAAGCGCCCTTCTTTCATAAGAGGTATCAACATGGCCTTAGCACTTCTTTTTGAAGATGATTCAGTCATCATTTTAGACGCTGTTACGCAATATAGTAAAACCCGTAACAGTTCTATCTCAAAACATCCCATAGATAAATCAGCAGTTATTGCAGACCACGTTGCTAAGGATAATCCAGTATTCTCAATACGTGGTATAATTTCCAGTGCTGATTTCCATAACCCCTCAACACGTTCACCAGAACTCATTGAAGAACAGAGTATTGATCCTGTTTACAACACACCTGTCAGTGATGCAGTAATCCCTTCTCAATCTTCCTTACTCGACCTTCTCCCTGGCTCTGTACAACAATTCCTAAATGCTCAAGAGTCTAACATTGAAGTTGATGAGTTTAGAGGGTATTCACATGAGATTGCTAGAGAACGTCTACAAGATGCGTGGGATAATTCAGAACTTATAACTATCCTTGATTACGACTATGACTTCCAGATCGGCAGGTCAGTCTCTACAAAACAGATTGAGAATTGCTTAATTCGTAACTTCGAAGATATCGAAGATGTTGATACAGGTGATTCATTATCGTGTAACCTAACCTTTGAAAAAGTACGCTTTACATTTGTTAAAGAGGTTGATGTAGATGTACAACCTGCACCAGAAGTTTCAGATGCGGCTGCTGGTGAATCTAATGAAGGCGATCAAGATGGTGTTGAAGACGGTGATCTTGAAAGGGAAGGCCAACAACCCTATTGGAAGACTGCACCTCCACAGGAACTTATAGACGCTATTTTAGGAGGTGTTTTATAATGGAATACCAAGCAACTTTACCACTTTTCAACAAACCATTCTATTCATACAACTTCGTCATTGACGATGATGATTACAACTTCACATTTCGCTACTCAGATCGTGCAAAGACCTACTTAATGTCTATTGAAGATTCCCAAGGGCAGACTGTTATCGAAAGTGTAAAACTTCTAACAGGTGTTTCCTTGTTACGTCAATACGCACTAGAACAATTCACAGGACAATTCATATTAGTACCTAGACAACTAAAAGAAATCTATGAATGGGATGTGACAGATGGTCGTAACATTCACCGTACACATGCTTTGGTATACTACGTACCAAGCCCTACTGACAATGGTGACTGACAATGGCTTCAGATAACAATAAGCAATTCAGAAGAACGTATGAACTTACTATTGGTGATCCACAAGCTAAAGGTGTATTCATCAATGGTGACGAAGAAAATAACGAAGGCTTAGCAATCAACTTCTCAATCACTAAGAACATTGATAACTCTAAAGATAACGATAGGTGTTCAATCTCTATCACAAACCTTTCGGAAGACTCTATCAATTACATCAAAGAGAAATCTTCAGCAGTGATTTTAAAAGTAGGCTATAACGGTGATAACAAGTTACTTTTCCAAGGCATTGTCCAAGAACTAGAGACGGATGACCGGACAGGTAATGTTGACCGTGTAACCTCATTAAGATGTGTTCCAGCAGATGCCTTCATATATAATTCAAACGTTTCTAAAACATTCCCTGAGAATACCACACCAAGACAGATCATCAATTACTTAATAGGTAATTCACAATCCCTCTCAAGAGCTTCTTTTAATAGTGATAACATTGATGTGTCATTCCCCTTTGGATACTCTATCGAAGGTTCTACTCAACAAGTATTGAAAGAGCTTGCTAGGGACTTTAAATTTGATTGGCGTATATCTAGTGATAAACTTTACATTAGTGATCCTGATAAATATGAGAAACCTAACTCTGTTGAAAGGGCTTTCTTGTTCACACCGAATACAGGAATGATTGGTAGACCTATCTTCGTAACAGGCGATGGTAGGGATGTAGAGGATTCTGAGAATAGACGTAAAGGTGTAAAGTTTAAATCCCTTATTAACCCCTTAGTAAGACCTGGGAGCGCTGTCAAAGTACAAGACACAGCTCTTGAGGGCGTCTATCGAGTAAACTCTGTAGAGTATCGAGGTGATTGGAGAGGCAATTCTTGGGAGGCTACTTATACGTGTTCTAAACTAAATACAAGGTGATTATACCATGCGGCAGATAGGACTTGACAGCATTATTAACCAGTACATTAACAACAACCTTAAAAGAGCCTTTACAGCAATCCCTTGTCGAGTAACTTCCGTAAACAACATGGGACAACAAAGGATTAATGTTCAGCCAATCATCAATATCGTGAAGACCTCTGATGAAGAACTTGAACATGCTATTATTCAGAATGTACCAGTAGTATTCCCAGGGTCTTCAACGTCTCAATTCAGCTTCCCTGTTAATGTTGGTGATACTGTTTTATGTGTATTCTCCCAAAGGTCTTTAGACAGATTTAAACTTGGTGCTAAAAACCCTCATAGACCTATTGACCTTCGTAAGATGTCACGTAACGATGCTGTAGCGATCCCTGGTCTGTTCCCTTTTGAAGATGCGGTCAATAACCCTGGTAAACGGTCTCTAGGACACTCTACAGAGGATGCTGTAGTTACCCATAACATAGGTACTGGTAGTGAATGTGAGGTACGTTTAAAACCCTCTGGTGATGTTATAATCAACTCTCCGAGCAATGTACAAGTGAACTGTGAGACTGCTGAGATTAACGCACCTTCAGGTGTGGTCGTAGATACCCCTACAACAAAGTTCACAGGTAATGTGAATGTTGTTGGTGATGTGACTGCTTCTGGTGTATCTCTTGTTAATCATACTCATGGTGGTGTTCAAACTGGCCCTGGTAATACGGGTGTTCCTAACTAAAGCATTGCTAATACCTATACCTCAATATAAACTTAATTACATAAAGAAGGGTTTTCAAAATGGATATACAATTAGGTGAAAACCACGATATTGAAATTGTTGATGGTGACTTTAGACTTACACCGACAGAGCAGCTTTCTATTCGTCAGAAGTTGATTATTAAGCTTTTAACATTCCAGGGAGAATGGTTTTTGAATAGTGAAGATGGTTTGCCATTCTTTCAATCGATTTTTGGAAAGAACCGTTCTAAAGAAACTATCGACACTATTTACAAAAGAGCAATCCTTTCGACAGAAGGTGTTTTAGAGATTGTTTCGTTCCGTTCAAATATTACCCCGCAACGTGAATATGTTATGCAGTTCATTGTTAGGACTGTAGAGGATACTGTCTTAGAACCTATCGAACTGTCAGGGTTTAATATAAACAACTAATAAGATAGGAGGATTCAGATGGCAGGCGTAACTAATGAAGGATTTCGCATAAAACGTCTAAGGCAGATTATAGCAGACCTTGAAACAGAAGCTCGTAATCAATATGGCGATGATATATCAACAGATGTAAACACAGTTCTAGGTAGAGCATTACGTGTAGATGCCCCATCGTTAAGTGATTTGTGGGAAGCTGCTGAAGAAGTCTATAATTCATTTAACCCTAATAAGGCTTCTGGTGTTTCTTTAGATGCACTTGTAGAATTATCAGGACTTACACGTTTTGAAGCACGGCCTACTATTTCACCAGTATTATTGGTAGCGAATAAAGATACTGAGTTACCAGCAGGTTCTTTAGCATCTTCATCATTTACTGGCAATATCTTTGAACTACGTAATCCTGTATTCTTTAATCTGAATAACGTGGTTGCTCTACAAGTAGAACCTGTAAATGCTGTAGAAGGCAATACTTACACAGTTACTTATGATTCCTCAGTAGTAGCTTACACAGCACTTCCTGGCGACACTATACAAGATATTGCTAGAGAACTTTCGCTTCTGTTTGATGTGATCCCTACATTCGAAGGTTCTGTTGACGAGGACGATAACAGGGTTCTCTACATATCCTCTGAAGATAACTTCCGTACTCACAATTACCAACTATCAGCTAACCTTGTCGCAAGGGAAGTTACTAAGTTGGGTTCTGTACAAGCCTTGGAAGCTGGCCCTGAAGAACAACCTTTAGGGACTATCGACACGGTTGCTGAGCCTATTAACGGTTGGGTATCTGTAATCAACCCTGTAGATGCTGAGACAGGTGCTTTTAGAGAAACTGATACGGAGCTACGTACACGCTTTGCAAACTCTAAAGAGACACGCGCATCTAATACTCTTGAAGCGATCTATTCAGACTTGTTAGGTCTTCTTGGTGTTGAAGAAGTAACTGCCTATGAAAACGTAACTGATGTAGAAGACTCAAGAGGTTTTCCCCCACACTCTGTTGTAGCAGTTGTTGAAGGCGGTTCTTCATTAGAGATTGGCAATGTCATTTGGAGGAATAAACCAGCAGGTGTACAGACGTTTGGTAACACCACTGTCACGATTGTTGATTCACAAGGGTTTAACCAAGACATACAATTCATAAGACCTGTTGAAGTTCCTGTGTACGTGAATCTTGAAATTACAGCGCTTGGTAATTTTGATTCCGATGGGTCTGATAAGATTGCTAATGCGATTATTGACTTCTTAGATTCAGAATATGGTGTTGGTGATAATGTGATCTACTCAAGATTATACACACCTATCAACAGTGTTCCTAATCATCAGATTGAATCATTAGAGATTGGTACAGACGGTGTGAATTACTCGACAGCTAATATAGAAGTTCCTTTTGATGGTATTGCGAGATCACGTACAACGTACATAAACATAACGGTGAATTGATTATGATAGTCAACAACATTACACTGTTCAAGAACATTGAGCAAAAAGAAATTGTCAATGCAGGACAGACACTTATTACGCTTACGGATATTGTCTTAGACTTATCTTCAGAGAATGTTCCCACTGTTTATATCGAAGGTTCTTTTGAAAGGGATTTTACAGTTGAGTCTGAAACAACAGTTAGGCTAGGCCAAGCGTACCCCGTAGGTACTAAAGTGTATGTCTTGCAGTACCAACTTGATCAGCAACAAACATAAAGAGGTGTCAAACGTATGGCTATTGATAAACAACAGTATTTAGATATAGCCCGTGAAAGATACACCCAACAGTTCAAAGAGAAATCCAACATTGATAGGTTGGTAGCAACGTGGTTATCTGGTTCTGAAGAAATCCAAGATGTTTTATCTGATGTGGACGATATTAAATACATCGACAAGGCTTCAGGAATCCAGTTAGACAATATTGGTGAGATTGTTGGACAACCACGTATTCTTATAGACGCTGATTTGATAGCCTTCTTTGGTTATCAAGGGTTATCAATATCACGGTCTTACGGTGATTTAAACGATGCTTCAAAAGGTGGTCGTTGGAAAGCATTAGAAGAATCTTCAACAGGTAATATTACATTAAATGACCCTGAATACAGGTTGTTCATAAGGGCTAAAATACTTCGTAATAAGACAGTCGCCACCACTGAAGATGTTATAGAATCTATTAAGTTTCTTTTCCAAGCTGAACGTGTGCATCTCTTAGAAGACACAGGCCCAGCATCTTATCGGGTTGCGATTGGTAAGGTTCTTTCACAGCAAGAGAAGAATCTAATAAAGTATGAATACCAAGATGGTGTAAAAAGGAACCTACTTGTAAAACCCGCTGGTGTAGGTTTCGATGACTTCTCTGAATACAACCCTGAACAGTTCTTTGGTTTTGACGGTGTTAGTGGTGCTAAGGGTTATGGAACACTTTTAGAGGTTGGTGAGTATGTACCTTACTTTACATCCTTTGGTATGTTTGGCTATGGAGATTTAAGAGATATAGCAGATGTTAATATCTATTATGACTATACGATGTCTTCAAGACACACTACTAGGGGAGTCTCCAGAGATGGGGATTCTGTAGATATACCTATCAGTAACACCGTCCAAGAGGTTTATGTAGATGGGGCTTTTACAGACTCTTACACTGTTTCGAAGAACCGTGTAACATTCCCTTATAAGCTTACTGCTGGAACCCCTATCACAGTAGTTGAGAGGTTTGGTCAAGAAGTGATTACAACTGACTATACGTTCAAAGACCCTGCTGTGACAACTCTAGCAAGGAAGCAGTACGAATCCTCTTTCGGTGATGTGAACGATCCTCAAAAAGGTTCACGGTATAGGTCATTAGGTGAACCGCAAGGTGCTAATAACATCCTCAATACAGGCCCGATAAAGAAATTAGAATACTTCGATAGCGATGCTACAGAGCTTACTGAAACAGGTGGCTATTATTCATCTATTATAACGTAAGGTATCAATATGGATGCAAATAAATTAACAAATTTTACGAAGGTTCTCCATAAAAATGATAGAGCTTCGGAAGTCTTGGTGTTTGATGGACAAGGGAACACATCCTCTATAAGCCCCGAAGACCTTGTGGTCGGTACAGCAACGAAGCTGGAAACTCCTGTGCAAATTGATTTCCAAGGTGATATACAGGGTGTGTTGTCTTTTAATGGTTCGGAAGAAACGCCCGTTGTTTCAAATATCACTGTAAAGGATAACTCTCATAACCATACTATAGATAATGTTTCGGGTCTGAGAGGTGAGATCGACAGTAAGGTTGATGTTGCTGATTATAAAGATTCGGATGTTAAATTAAAATACGAATCTAACGCTGACACCAATGCTTTTACGGATTCTGAAAAGTCTAAACTTTCCACAGTAGAAACTGGTGCTGAAGTAAACACTGTCAACTCTGTCTTAGGGCAAGTTGGGGATGTAGACCTTGATACGGATGACATTGCGGAAGGCTTGACTAACCAATACTTTACAACAGATCGTGCTAGAAACTCTATCAGTGTGTCTGGTGATCTCAGTTACTCTAGTGGTGTTATATCCTTCAACGAAACCTATTCTACACCTTCCGAAGTAAAGACAGCTTATGAATCTAACGCTGATACTAATGCTTTTACTGATTCTGAAAAGTCTAAACTTTCCACAGTAGAAACTGGTGCTGAAGTAAACACTGTTAATTCTGTCAACGGTTATTCTGGTAATGTTAGCCTCGACAAGTCCGATGTAGGTTTGTCAAGCGTTACTGATGATGTCCAGTTGAAACGTGATTCTAACTTGTTGGATGTACCTAACAAATCGTTTGCTAGAACAAACTTAGGTCTTGCGGAGGTTGCAGCAACAGGTAACTTTGCAGATATGTCCGGTGAAGTAACTGAGTCACAGCTATCCCAAGAGCTTGCTGAGAAAGTCAACGATACGTTACCGTATAATTTAGACGCTACAACAGCTCCTACGGCTAATGATGATATAAACGCAGGCTGGAAAAGAGGCTCCTTATGGATTGATACGACTAGTCAAAAGGCTTACAGGTGCGTCGATAACACCAGTGGTGCAGCAGTGTGGGTGGACACTTCCTTAAGTACTTCTGAACTTGCAACAGTTGCTTTGTCGGGTTCTTATAATGACCTTAACAATAAACCTTCTAATGCAACTGAAACAGTATCAGGCTTTATGTCTGCCAGCGATAAGGCTAAACTAGATACTGTAGAGACTGGTGCTGAAGTAAACACGGTTAATTCTGTAGCAGGTAAGACTGGTCTGGTAACACTCAACACTTCAGATGTTTCAGAAGGGGCTAACCAATACTTTACAACAGATCGTGCTAGAGAAGCTATATCAGTTTCGGGGGATTTAACCTATTCTAATGGCATTATCTCGTTCAATGAGACCTATTCTACGCCTGTAGACATTAAGACAGCTTATGAATCTAATACCAACACCAATACTTTTACGGATTCTGAAAAGTCTAAGTTAAGCGGTATTGAGGCTGGTGCTCAAGTAAATGAACCAACTAACTTAGGAAGCTCTCGTACAAGTGTTGCCTACAGCGTGTCATCTTCAACAGGTTCCAATACATCTTTACAAGCTGCGACGACTACTCTAGCAGGGGTTATGACTGCCGCTGACAAGGCTAAATTAGACAGTGTTGAAGAAGGTGCTGGTGTATCTAATGTAGATTCTGTCAATGGTCAAACTGGCACAGTCTCTTTAAGCACTGACAACATCCCTGAAGGTAATGTTAATGACTACTTTACTATAGAGAGGGCAAGAAACTCTATAAGTGTTACTGGTGATCTTACCTATTCAAACGGTGTGATTTCTTTTAACGAGACTTATTCAACACCTTCCGAAGTAAAGACCGCTTATGAGAGTAACGCTAATACGAACGCCTTTACTGATTCTGAAAAGTCTAAGTTAAGTGGTATTGAGGCTGGTGCTGAAGTAAATGATGTTGAAGAAGCGCCTATCAATGGGAATCAGTATGCTAGGCAAGATGGTGGCTGGACAACTGTTGATGTTGAAGAAGCCCCTATTAACGGTAATCAGTACGCTAGACAAGACGGTGGTTGGACAATACTGAGTATTCCAGAAGGTTACACCTCGACAGATTTTAACACAGATTTTAACAGTAAATCTACTGATGATCTTTCGGAGGGTACTACTAATCTTTACTACACAAACGCTAGAGCTTCTAACGCAGCGCCTGTCCAAACTGTATCAGGTAAAACTGGAAATGTCTCTTTAACATCTTCTGATGTAGGTTTAGGTAGTGTCAGGAATGTTTCAAGTTATTCTCAGGCTGAAACTAACAACCTTTTAAATGGCAAGCTAGATGTGTCAGCAGATGCACTGGGGATTGATTTTGTAGATACTAGGGCCATAGCTGACAACCCTGCTGATATAAGGGAACAGTCATTCAGCGCCGCTTTTAAGTCGAATAGCTCCGTAGACAGTCCCCCCGTCACTGCTAACTCATCTTATTCACATATACTACGCAGTAATGGTTGGCGAGATGGGTCAGGAGGTTTTGCGACGGAGTTAAGTTTAGGTTCTGGCGGCATTGCTTTCAGGCAGGGAGTCTCGAACACTGCGTGGGGGAATTGGTATACGTTTTACCACACAGGTAACGATGGCCCTGGAAGCGGACTCGACGCAGACACTATAGACGGCTACCAAGCACAAGACTTCGCATACCCTAATCAACCACAAATAGCAAACATAACCTTAACAGGCGACTTCGCATAAACATTTTTAAAAGGTGATTTAACATGGCTAAGATTGAAAAACCCTTAAACCTTACGAATACAATTTGGGCAGCAGGTGGTGAATCTGTAGAACCCTCTAATTCAAAGAAACTCCAAGGGTGGGTTGCTGAAATCCCCCCTTTCCAATTTGAAAACTGGCTTCAAAACCGTAATGACCGTGCGCTTGCACACATTATCCAAATGGGTATCCCTGAATGGGATGCAAACACTGAATACCAAGCTAACCAATCTTATGTGCAAGACGAAGATGGTGAGATTTACCGTGCAACTGAAACCCATACAGGTGTCAATCCTAAGTATGATACTGCAAACGTATGGGAACAACCCTTCTCATTCGATGCTCTAAAAGAACTTGCTACAGAAGAATCTACAGGTGTTGCCCGTAAAGCTGCTCAACAAGATATTGACCAAGGTACTCCTGGTTCTATCTTTGCAGACCCTTCACAGATTCGACAGCTTGTTGAGAATATCAACGCATCTTGGATAACAGGCGGTATTCTTTCAAGCGGTACGTTACCGGATGCTACGGAATCTTCTAAAGGTGCTGTGCTTAAAGCACGTCAATCAGATATTGACAATGGTGTTGGTGATGATCGTTTTATTAGCCCTCGTCAGTTAAAATCCGTAGCTGATGATATTAAATCAACAACTGCTGGTGTAGCTTTATCAGGTAATCCTGTAATTACGGCAGGTTCTTCTGAGAATTATCAAATCACTAACTTCTCATCTTTTGATACTTATGAAGTTTCTATTGAGTTTGATAACGGTGGTACTGGGAATGTCTCTATTACGGATGATCTAATTTCTGTAGATATTGATGCAGGTGCTACTGGTGGGGTCGTTTTAACAGTCACTAAAGGGGGTGTTGCTTATGACTTCGAACTTGCTATTGGTTCCTCCCAAATCAACCGTCCATCTATTGTATTCCCTGTAAATGGTGCTACTAATATGCCTACAAATATCACGTTAGAATCTTCAAACTTTACAACCACACCAGCAGGTTTTGACACCCATACTGCAACTGATTGGCAAGTAGCTACTGACATCACGTTCAGTAATGTTATTGCAGAGTCTTTAAATGACACAACCAATCTTTTACAGTGGTCTGTAGATGCTGATTTACAACCTAATACAACCTACTATGCAAGGGTTCGTTACTATGGCAATACCTTAACAGTTTCTTCTTGGTCACAGACAGCTTCTTTTGATACTGCTGAACGGCCTGCCACACCTACTGTTACAAGCCCTTCGAATGGTGAGATTAATGTTGGAGAAACACCGACAATCACTACGAGTAACTTTTCAAGTCCTATTAGTGAAACCCATCAAGCAACAGATTGGGAAATCCGTTTAGCTTCGAATGATTCTTTAGTATGGTCTTCGATGAACAACACTTCTAATCTTACTTCTATTACGGTTCCTTCAGGACAACTTGCTGAGTCTACTGAATACCGTATCCGTGTAAGACATATCGGTTCTCAGTTAGGAGCTTCTGCATGGGGAACTTCTACATTTACTACTGAAGCGCAATTCTTTGTATTTGACCCAAGTAGTGCTGGTGAACCTTTTGGCGGTGGTTATTATGCTGGTGCTAATATTGTTGTTGGTGGTACTACTTATGCGTTGGTAGTTGCCCCTAAAGCGCAAGGTGGTGAAACAGGTTCAGCGTTGACTTGGGGTGTTACTTCAGATGTTCCAGGGGCAACCTCTACTAATGATGGTGCAAGTAACACCGCAGCGATTGTAGCGGCAGGTGGTTCTTCTACAAGTGTTGCAGCGGGGTTTTGTGATAACCTCAATATCAATGGGTATACTGATTGGCATTTACCTAGTGCTGATGAGTTAGAGATTTGTTATCGGTATTTGAAACCAACTACTCAAAGTAACAACACTAGTACACGTTCTTTGCATGGTGCTATTAACGGTACTAACCCTAATAGTGTTCCTGTAGGCAGTGGATATACCACATCCGATCCAGCACGGACTTCAATCGCTATATACCAGGACGGTGCAGGAGAAGCGTTTACTACTGCTAACTACTACTGGACTTCCACGCAGGCCTCCTCTGGGATCGCTTGGGGCCAGTTCTTCGTCAATGGCTTCCAGTCCACGTACGACAAGTCGACCTTGCTCTACGTCCGCGCCGTTAGATGGGTCGCAGTGTAACGCAGCGAAGCGTAGTTGGAACGAAGTACCCATCCCTATAACCCTAAACCTTGGTGGCGTCGTTCCTACGGAACTCTTTACACCGCATTTAAAATACTAGAACCTCTTGTTGACATCGGGTAATTATATTTACAAACTAGATCATAACAAAAGCAAACAAGAGGTTCTTTAAATGAAAATAAACAAACTACCGTCAAATGAGATTTTACACGAATGTTTTGAATACAAAGAGGGTAATCTTTATTGGAAACATTCAAGACCTGAAAACCATTTTAACACACCTTCTCAACACAAGAGATACTTGAAAACTTCTGCTGGAAAACTTGTGGGAACTTTACTATCTTCAGAGTATTTAACAGTTACTTTTACAATAAGAGGTAAAAGGTTTTCATGCCTTGTTCACAGGATTGTCTATAAAATGCTGAGGTGTTGTTGCGATGACTTTTTAGTAGACCACATAAACGGTGATCGAAAAGATAATCGTATAGAGAACCTCCGTAAAGTGACCTCTTCTCAAAACCTTTCTAATATGAAGTGTAAAAAGAAGTCTGGTTTAATGGGAGCCTACTACGATAAAACCAATAAACGTTGGAAGTCTCAAATAAAGATGAATAAAGTTTTGCACCACTTAGGATGGTTTAATACCGAACAAGATGCTCACGACGCCTACATGAAAGTGCGTACAGAGCTACATAAGACATTTTAAGGAGCATTAATATATGAAATACATCCGTTACACATTAGTTGATAAGAAAACCAATAAACCTGTTTCACAAGAACCTGCAAAGAATGGCCCAAAACATCCTGACGGTGTTACCCCAACATTCGATATTCAATCAACATTCTCAACAGGTGTTCCTACAATCTACGGTATTGCTGAAGATACTTTTGAACCCGCTGATTGGATGTTTGAACTATCTGAAGAATCCTTCTACACCACCATGCGACAAGAGTTTAAAACCCGTGCTTCGGATCGTCGCAAGACTGTAGAGCGTGGTGGGTATTGGGTAACTCCTGAGACTTTTGTAAGAACTGACGAAGGTTCTCAGAACCGTCTTGCACAGCTTGTGACAACCATTAATAACGATCCTGATCTTGTATCAGTAGACTTCGAAGTAACACCTGGACAATGGACAACCTTTGATACGGCTACTGCATTAACGGTTGCAAAGACAGTATCAAGTCATGTCCAACGCTGCTTTAGTTGGTGCAGAGGTGTCCATGAGGCATTAGATGCTGCAAGCACTTTAGAAGAAATGCAACCTATTGTAAATGATATTTCAAACTTTGTTGCTGACGATAACCCGCCTGTGCAGGCTACACAAGATGCTTGATTCATTGACTATTAAAGAATGGCAACTTATCTACTTCTTAATCACAATGACTTTCACACTGTTTAACACACTCGTCTTGTTATCTTGTGTACGTGTTGTAGATAAACTATTCCATGAGAGTGAGTTATTAAAACTTATTAAGAAACAAACATAAGACTAAGGATTCTCAATTATGCCACCAACAAGTGATATAGAAAGACGCTTAATGTCTTTGGAGGAAGAGGATAGGCGTCTTCGTGATGCTTTAGGAAAACTTGTGACGAATACGGAGGTGATGAATAACACTTTGCAAATCCTTACTGGTGACATTTCTCCAAGGATGGAGAACCTTGAAAAAGAAGTAAGAGGTATGCAGAACAGACAATCAACAAACACATTGATATTGGATGTTGTTAAGTGGTTTGCAGCACTCATTGCAGGTTCTTCAGTAACAATGGCGATGGTTTATTTGTTTCAGAATGGAGGTTCTTGATGAATTGGTTTGATGAAGTGATTAAAAAGAAACCTGATAAACGAATACCTGTAAAAGACCTTACACACTCTCAATCTGCTGTTGATATTATTAAGGAGTTTGAAGGTTATCGTTCAAAGGCGTATTTAGATGCAGTCGGGATTCCAACAATAGGGTATGGGTTCGTTAAAGGTGTTTCTCTTGGTGATACAATTACTAAAGAGGATGCTGTAAAGCGCCTTGAGGATGAAATTAGTGAACACACGGCAGCTATCCATCAACGTGTAAAAGTTCCTCTGTATCAGCATGAATACGATGCACTAGCTTCTTTTATATTCAATGTTGGTAAAGGTGCATTTGCACGTTCAACACTCCTGAAGAAACTTAACCAAGGTGATTATAAAGGCGCTGCTGATGAATTGTTAAGATGGGATAAGGCAGGTGGGAAGTCTTTAAGAGGTCTTACTAGGAGACGTGAAGCAGAACGCAAGATGTTCCTTGGTGGTGATTTATGATTAAGAAGGTATTACTCAGCAGCCTCTTAACAATCACACTAACAGCCTGTACAGCAATCCAAACACCTTTTGACGAAGATTATACCTTTGGAGACACGTACAAGTCTGTGTACACACTTCAACAAACCTATTGTGCATCTACTGATCCTGCACAGCAAGCACTTTACAGGGGGTTGCTTAAACGCCTTTATGATGACTACCCCTCCGAAGGTGCTTGCACAGATATTCTTGAGGTGTTGAATAGTTATGAAGAAGATAACCAAGGTTGAAGACTTAACACTTTTAGTTACCACACCAGTACCTAGGGATTATCCTGCAAAGCACCTTGCTAAGAAATCTGACAAAGTAATGTTGGTTGAGGATTATGTTGTAAAGGTAACTTTTGAAGATAATAGTGAATGTGTAATACGTGTCCCAAAAGGTTATGTGACAGATGGTTCAAGTGTCCCTAGGTTCTTCCACAGGGTCTATCATCCTTTCATTACGGAAGCGCGATGGTCGAGCTGTGTACATGATTATATCTACAGCGACCTTTACAAGTATTACTCAAAGGAATTTGCTGATGAACTTCTACGGTTTATGATAAAGCGTGATGGTGGGCATTGGTTTATGCAGCAAGCTTTCCACAAGGCTGTCAGGCTTAATGTCAAAGGAGGTGGTTGGTAATGCAATATAAACAGCGTATCAAGGATAACAGTGAAAGCATCTCTGTAAGCGCTTCTGTATTGGCTGTGTGGCTCTTTACAACGTATACCAATACTAACCCACCAGCAGAAGTTATCGTTGCTCTAGGAACCCTTGTAGGGGCTTTTGCAGCCCGTTTGAAAGGTTGATACATAGAAACAAGAAAGCCCCTGTCAGGAACCTTTGTAAAGAGGAACTTGAACAGGGGCTTTTTATTGGCTGTTACTGCTTAATCAAATAATTCGTCAGGGTCATGGTATTTATACTTCCTTAAAAGATCATCATAACCGCCTACGATTGCTGAAGTACCTTCGAGAGAAGAATCAACAATGAATGGGACAGTCTTACGGTTCATTTCATGTTTAACAAAATGCAGAGCCTTTTCATCTTGTGAAATGTCGATGTATTGGTGATTGAGATTCAATTTCTGAATGTATTCTAGAGCTAGTGTGCAGTATGGGCAGTTGGGTTTACCGTAAATGAATAGCATGTTTTAATTATTCTCCTCACACATTTTTAGGTTTCCATACGTCGCGATATGCCGTGAAGCACCCAAGATTACAAATGTCTTCCAGATAGAATTAAAAGTTTGTAGAGCTTGTGAATGATTGATGATGTGCTGTTGAATTTCTCCGTCTAATTGCATGTTAAGTCTCCGTCTAATTGTGGGTTGTTTAAAAGCCCTCCAAAGAGGGCGCTTGTTAGTTATGCTTCACAAGCCACGCAGTCATCCTTACGGCCCGTAGCAAGTTGTTTAGAGGCGTTCAAGTTGTATTGGTAGTAGAGTGATACAACACCACGTTCCCAAGCATAATACATAAGACTGTTAATCTCTTTCACAGGCATACTTGGATGAACCATGATATTCAAAGACTGGCTCTGGTCATAATATACCTGACGATCAGCGGCGTGGTCAATAATTTCTTTAGGACTGATTTCTTGCATTGTCTTGAACACATTCTTTTCATGTTCACTCAAGAAGTCCAGATGCTGAACACTGCCATCATTTTTAGAAATGCTGTCCCAAACGTCAGGTGTGTCCTTGCCATATTCTTGCAAAAGCTTTTCCAATGCTGAACTTTTAACTTCTACCTTGAGCTTTGCAAAATCAGCAATGTAATAGTTAGAGAATAGTGGCTCAATACCCTGCGACACACCGCCAGCCAAAAGACTTGAAGACTTTGTAGGGGCGCACGCCATGAGCGTTGTGTTACGTCTCCCATACCCTTCAAGCACTTCAGGTTCACCAAACAATCCTGCAAGCTCTTTAGAAGCCTTGTAAGCCTTCTCTTCAATAACCTTATGGACTTCTTTGTTCAATTCTCTTGCTTCTTCAGACTCAAAAGGGATCATCTTGTCTTGAAGCATTGTGTGGTAAGCTAGTACGCCCATTCCGAGCGCTCTGTGACGCTTCATAAAACGATATGCACGCTTCATAAAAAAGAATGTTGTTTCCTTTTCATGGTCTTCAGAATCCCTCATAGCTTCAAGTTTCTCAAGGCTTTCTGTAACTACTGAGTCAAGGAAGTACACAAGTGTTTCTACAGCATCCGTGTCTTTCCAATCATCATACTTCTTCAAGTTCATTGATGAAAGCACGCACACAAAGCTCTCTTCATTGTTTGAAGGCAGTGATATTTCCGAGCATTGGCCTGTCAAAATACCGTTAAACATACCCATTCCACGTTTACTTTCAGTGAAACAGTAGGTGTTGTCATAACGCCCCTCATCAATAACTTCTACCACTTTGTTGAAGTGGCTGCATTCACGGTTCCCACGATAACTGTAGTCAAGATTAAGGCGGCTAAATTTTATACCTAAATCTACAAGCTTGCCTACTTCATGTTGACCGAGCAATAATCTCCAAGCTTCTTGGCAATAGAACGCTTTATTCTCACCAGAACCATCATTAGCAGGCATCGTCCTTTCACCAGCATCGGCAGCATGGTTGATACGTGAGTTGACCCCAAGCGTTTGCAGCATCATTTGAACATCTTGCAAAAACCCTTTGTTAATACTCCCCAGTTGCAAGGATTGTGTCTTTCCATTTCTGGCGATTGTCCCATCAGAATCGAATATACCTGCTAACCATTCTAAACGACTTTCTACAGTATAGTCATGGGTAGGCACAAAGAACTTATCTTTCAATACATCGCTGTGACCATACTCTCGGTTCAAGTTGTCTTGAACATACCAATTTTTAAAGATGTCTCCAAGCCGTTCTTTTACAGCATTGAGTCTTTTGTCGTGGTAGAGGTAAATGCGTTTTCCGTCAGCAGTTAAGCAGCCATCGCCAGTATAGAAACCGTTTGCGTAAGCGTTGTCTAGGACTTCGGAACCCTCTACGACAGGCAAAGAGTCAAACTTAATCAGTTTATCACCGGTTTGCAATTCCTGTGCGCGCTTTTCAATCACTTTACTACGGCTGTAGGAAGTCTGCACATAGAACTTATGGTAAGGTGTACATTCTAGTTCCAATCCATTAGAAGTAATAACCTTTACAAGCTTCTGGTTATCCCCTGTCCTTCGAACTGTAGTTTCAGACCACTCTTTACCATTCCATACTTGTACATCTTCATTTTCTAATTCGGCAATTTCGATATAACCTTCAGAAGTTAAGATTTTAGTCTCGGGGGATACACAAAGATTACTAGAGTGAATATCCATACCCTTGTCTTTGTAGACTTCTGGTTTATTTCGATTTGCGTTATCCAACCACACCAAGTACGGAAAGCCTATCTCTCCACGAACTTTCAAAGTTTTCGCCCAAATCTTACGGTTCCGCTTATCTCTTTCAGTCTCCCCGCGTTTAACAGATTCCATAAATTCATCTGAAACAGTGACACCTGTAGTGACATCTTGAATCAAATTACCGTCGCGGGCAATCTCTAAAAACTCTTCTGCGTCCGCGTGCTCAAGACTTAGATAGGGTGCTACCCGACCCCTCCGCTGCGAACCTTGAGAGATTACATCAGTAACCTGCTCGAAGAGTCGTGCAAAATGTACTGCTCCAGAAGTCTTTCCATTATTGGTAATGTCGCTACCCCTTGGTCGAATAGGTGTTAGATTAACTGACGTGCCACCCCCAAGTTTTGACATAATACCAATCTCAGACTGTGTAAAAAGAATGTCTGGAATGCTGTCTTCACAGTGACTGTTAAAACATGAGATAGGCAACCCACGATCTTCACGGCCATAGTTTGCCCACACAGGACTCGACAAGCTATAGAAACCCTTTGCCATGTAGTCATACATCTTGTCAGAGAATCCTTCTAACCCAAGACGTTTCTCAGCAGCATCGCAAATATCTCGGATACGTCCTTCGGCAGTTTCTCCCTCTAATGTGTATCCAGACTGTAGAAATTTACGTGAGTTTTCGTTCAACCATTCAAATGACATTATTAAATATCTCCTATTAAAACAAGTCGTCTTCAGTAAATGACTTATTAACCTTGGTGTAGTTTACGTTCTTACGTGCAAAGAAATCAGGATTGGTGGTACTGTTCACCTGAATTTCAAACCACTGGAACTTCTCTTTCGTCTTATCTTGTACTTCAAAAACCTCTGGGAAACCGATCATTTCCATGCTCTTGTTGAAACGCCAACGTAGATAATCTTTGACTTCTTCTTTTGAAACAAAATCTAAATCGCCACCTTCAAAAATCCAATCCAAAATCTCACTTTCTGCATCCATACTGACTTTGCAAGCATCATGAGTATCTTGAACAAGCGCCTCAGTAAACCAATCAGGATTCTCTTCTTTGATCGTGTTGATGATCTCGGCACCAAACATGGCGTGAACGCTCTCATCACAAGCAGAGCTTTGAACAACATTGCTAATGCCTACCAGCATATTCTTGTAGTTGTCAAAGCATGACATAATCAAGAATTGCCCAAACAATGATACATTCTCAACAAACATTGAGAAGAGCAACACTGAACGCATGAACTCTTTGTTGCTTGAATCATTGGGTGATACAAAACGCTTTAGGTATTCTTGCCGCTTACGAAGACAATCAATGTTATCAAGGTCTTCAAAAAGCTCATTCATCCCAAGGTACTCTAAAAGCTGTGAATAAGCTGTTGCGTGGATAGATTCGTTGTTACTGAAAGCTGCTCCTACATCTGCCACTTCAGGCTTGGGTAAACGGTCGTAAAGTTTTCCCCAGAAGGTTTTCACAAACCTCGCTTCGATCTGTGAAATAGCCAGCATTGTCCGTTGGATTACTTGGCGTTCATTCTCACTTAGTTCTGAATGATACTCTTGGATAGACGCTGTGAAGTTAAACTCATCAACTACCCAGAACGCTTGGTGTACAGCATCCATGTATTGCTTAAAATGCGGATACTCAAACGGTTTGTAGTTCTCCCTTGGTCGAAAAATATCCGGTTCATGTGCCTTACGATAAGTCTCCCTAGCGACATCAAAAGCCTTAGCGTTCATAATCCCATCTTCGACAAGTTTATGAACCGTATCAACACTCACAATATCATCTTCAATATTCTTCTTCACATACCGTACTACTTTATCTTGCAGCTTATCATCTTCATAGTCAGTCCGTGACATTGCTTTACCAACGGCTGCTTTAATCTTCTCACCATCAAAACTTACAACGTCACCATTACGCTTCAATACTTGCATTGTTATCTCCTAAATTTAAAACCCAACATCCTCGGTAGAGTGATAAGGGCAATTCATATTGTAAACCCTTTGATCACTCCCTACCAATTCCTCATTATCCATCTTAGGTCATGTAGATGA